CCCCGCTGTCAAGCGACCGACCGACCAACTCACCTGCCTACCTGCCACATCCTACCTAGACGCATATACGCATACCCTGACCCAGCCCGGCCCCATAAACGTGACCCGCGTCACCCGAACCCCACCCCTAACCCAGGACCAAAACCCATAACAAAACTTAAGTCACCCTTACCAACCTTAGCCCATCCTATGTGCCTCACATCACATATGTGCTACAAGTCACACAACCAGTAACCTGCAATCTACCAAGAAACATTCATCAACCAACACGAACTAGCATCAACTAGCAACACACTCAGCACGCAAAGTCTCTCACGAAAATACCCCCTAATTTTTCCTACAAACAAAGTAAATTACATACCTAGCAATGTAATTTCACACATAATCTATATGTAGTACCCAAAAATAATAGTAATGTAAAGTACATATAAACAAGAAGATTCCTATGATAATGTAATATATGTGTATAGTATGTATATATGTATTGTATGTATGTAATTGTAAATCGTGTTACGTAGGCGTCAGGTGCGCGAGGAATTGCATAATTATGCGTTCGAGTGCATAGTTATGCACTCCTTCCCCTCCTGAATTGTCCTGACATTTACGCTACGCTATCTCTCACGCCCTATCACCCCCTCCAGGCTACCCACACACCACTAGCACCCTAAAACACGCTCAAACGGCCTTCTAGACCCCTTAACGACCGTCCCTAGCTATCACCCCTACCCCTAACCCACCAATTCCCTCGCACATGCGCACGCGTATAACATACTTTCCCCATAACAACCACTCAAGCCATAAAACTATCCACATGCTGAGATGTCTAGTTCTACCCATGCGTCTTGACACCGGCCCTGTCGCACGATAACCAAACCTCAGAATGTTACCAACGACACACCAACAAACTATTGACAACCAACAAACAACGTACTATTCACGCGCGCGTTCCTTATTCCTACCCGCTAACACCCACACTTAAACAATGTGTCCCTAATCACATGTTTTCATGTTGACAACGTACTAGCGCCGTACTAATCTTTAGTTATCGGCAAGCGAGAGACAACGCAAGCCCAATGAGATGCAAGTCACAAGGTTTCGAGTTGACACGCTGACAACAGCGCGTTAGACTAGAACCAACAACAAAGCCAAACCGAAAGGTGAAACCAATGATCCGTCTAACCGTTGACGATGAAGCCCGCGCCCTGTCGGCATGGGCACACGCCGAAACCTTGTACGTAGGCGAGGATGTTATCTTTGCCCCGCTTTGGGCAACGCACGTCTGGCGCGCGCTTGCGGATGGACATCTCTACTTTGTCGGTCCTGGTGACCTTGCAGAAATGCCCCTAGGTATCAACGCAGATACCCGCGAACTCTACTGAAAACCCACACACAGAAAGAAAACCAAAATGCGAGACACGACACATGCAACCGTGACCCAATGGACTGAATACCGTACCCCTAGCGGGCGTTGGTCCAAAGTGCGACACGATGAAACCGAGGAAGATTTTAAGCCTTACAACCTGCGCAATTTCTTTAGTGCAAAGTTTCCGGGTGAGCGGCGTGAATACGGATACTTTAGTCAGGGCTACCTACCCTACCGCGTGACTGTTCCTAGTCCCGATGGCCGCGAGCGCCACGTTTACAAGTTCGCGTATTACACAGGGCCGCGCGAAATTGTGAATTACACGTACGAAAACGATTAGTTTTCAACTTCCCTGACTTAATGGTGAGTATAAAGCTGGGTTCAATTCCCAGTCAGGGAACGATGCGACACAAGTCGCACAAACAACAACAAACCGAAAGGTTAATTGACATGGCACACACGTTCAAGACGGACCCCTGGCACGTCAAGGAAGCGCGCGGGGTTGCGTGGCATCCTAGCGAGTTTCGCCGTGAGTCCTCCCTGTTCACCAAGCATCGCCGCGATATCGCTAAGCGTATCCGCGCCCGTGAACGCCGCGAAATGGACCGTATCGCGCGCGATATCAGCGCCTACGATGACTACTATCCGACCGGCGCAACGCTGCGTGAATTCGAGACAGACACAAACAAAGACGGTTGGCAGTACTGACCAACCAAGGGGACGGCGCGGCCCAATACGCGCCGTCCCTACAACACAGAAAGACGAAAGACAATGGGTATTCTGGACGATATCGACGCCGCCGCCTATGACATTATGGCGGGCCACGTTGGTGACGGGTTCCTACCTGTCGCTAAGAACTTCAACATTGCTGAGAACCGCAACCACCCGTTTGCCAATTGCCGGTTTGACGTATACTCATACACAACGCGCGTTGCAATGGTGAACAAGAACGAAAATGGTGACTGGGAGACTTTCGAGAGTATGCGCGCGCATCCTATGAGTAGCTTTGCCGACGCAACGCTAGTGCCTGTGGTGCACGCCACACTCTGACAACTTGACAACAACCAACCAACAACCTACACTAGAAACATAGGCAAACAGCCTACCAACCAACGACAGAAAGAGAGACAACTCAAATGCGAATCAACAAGGACACTATGACCGTTATCAAGGCCGCTACCGCTGCCAAGATCACGTTTAGGAAGATGGGAGCCGACTACGGCGATAATCCCAGCGTGCTTGCCGCTATTGACGCGGTGGTTACTGCCCTTGATGGCCTGTCGGATGCAGTAGTCATGTCAGAAATTGAAGCCTAACAAAACGTTCCTAATGGAACATCCCTAGCCTGTCGGTAGGTAAATGCAGGTTCAACCCCTGCCTAGGGAGCTGAGCTAACCAAGGTGGTTAGCGACAACAATCGAGAGGTTAAACCATGTGCAATGAATATGCCTACAAGCTCGCTAAGGCACTCATTTACCCTGAGCTGACTGTAGAGTTTGCCGCTGACGTTATCAACGGCTACGTTTACGGTATCGACATTTGGGACGAAGTTTGCACTCTCACGGGCGGATGGTGCAATGATGCTAACGTCTTTGTCGCATGGGACAAGATGGGCCGTCCCGATGAATGGGAATACCTAGACACTGACTACGATATGGAACGGGACCCTGCCCGTAGGCGCGCAATGGTCGCTAATGCTCGCATCTCTGCAATGGCTGAGTGTGTCGCAGAAGCACTAGGTTATGTTGTTAACGATATTGTCGCTAACGAGGGTTGGAAATGTGTGCCCGTGGAAGATGTGAAACAGGATATGCACGGTATTGGTTGGCTTGAGTACGGTTGCGCCATTTTGGACGTTTACACTGAGAGTTACCTGTTTAAGCCTAGCGGAAAGTGAGAACTAACATGTTGCCTAAATGGTACGGTATCCCCGATATCGTCTTTGAGTGGCGCGGTGCTTGGAATGACCCTATGTTGCACTACAAGGGGCATGTGTTTAACGCCAATGAGATGCAAGACGGGTTGTGGGAGAACTACCGGGAAGACCTGGAAACAGGGTATACGTCCCTTGAGTGGGAGGAATATGTCAGTGACAACGCAACTAACTACCTTGACGATGCACTATTTTTTTGAGCGGGAGGAATGGTAACAACATGATTATGCTAGGTATTATCGGCCTTGTCGTCGCTGTTGGCCTTGTCTATATGGGCTTTAATGGTGACTCTAACCTGATATGCTATCTGGGTATCCTGGGTGGCGGGATGGTAGGACTCTGTAGCATTATGCACATTCTTTACGTAATGGGGATGGTGCGCTAATATGTGGGAAGAATTGCTAAGCGTCATTAGCGACCGTCACTATCCGCTAGAGTCTATGCAGGAACGCATTGCAGGGTATGTTGACCTTAAGACAGGATGGGACCTGTCGCTAATCAACCCTTGGTTTATCGAACGTGGCTATGAGTTTGTGGGACTACTTGACTTATTCTCTGAGAATGAGCCTAGCGGTTTGTACGTCAACATTAATGGGTACGTGTGGCGTTGTCGCACTAATGCCGCTGACAATAGCATTTATTGGTACTGGGAGTCCGATAGCGAGGGCATTAGCCTAGACGATATGCGGTTCCTGCATGGCTACGCGCAAATGTTCATCTGGGACGCTGACTCACAAACTTGTGAGCTAGTTAACGTTGCAGAATGACTGCCAACCTGGTAGACTAAAAGTACAAACCAACCAAGCCGAAAGGTGAAAACAATGATTCAGACACAGTTTGCACACACTGTCAACGTTCCCGATGAATGGGAGCATAACGGACACACTTTCCAAGTGTTTCATGAGGAGTGGGCAGAGTGTCCTACTGAATGGCTAGATAGCGCCGATGCACTGTGTGTCCTGGGAGGTCCTCATGGTTGCATCCTGCACCACCCCGCAAAGACTAACTGCCCTGCAATGTGGGAGTTTGACAACTTCCATGAGGAACACGGTAGGATGCCTACCCAGGAAGAATGGGCGGCGCTTTGCCCTGATTATTGGGTGTACGTTGGTTGGCATGGGATGGATGCTGACCGTCTGTTCGCGGCCGCGTTCCGCAAGGATACGTGGACTACTGACCCTTGCGAGGGGTACGTTCACGAGTACTCTATGTGGGCAGACGGATATGTCTGGGTTGTGTCGGACACAACCACGGGTGACTCTCTAGGGGGCATCTATGCCGATAGCGAGGAAGACGCTATCAAGGTCTATACCGAAAACTATATGTGAGAACGGGAGAAAACAATGATCGAAAACTGGGATACTAAGTTCTGTTTCACCGCCGACGAACTGGGAGTCGCTAAGGGTGAATACGATTACGTGACACGTAGCGGCGACCTACGTATCCGGGAAGACTTTGAGGCTATGGCCGCTGAAGCCGTGGACGACTTGCACAAGCCTATTACCATGCTTGGTAGGACCGTCAAGGCGAGTGACATTGCTAGGGAGATGCTGAGCGACGACTGGAAGGCATATGTCAACAGTTGTATCTCACACCTAATCGCAATGGAAGAGATTAAGGAAGTTCGCTAATGTTCGCCGTCGCTTACTACACCCTAGTCCTACTGACTATCCTTGCCCCTGTCGGCATCTACTGCCACAACACCGAAAAATACTACAACGAAAGTGAGAACAACAACAATGACTGACATTGAAACCCTCGTCAACAAGATTAACAAGCTCAACGCAGAGATTAGCACCCTGACCGAGGCGCGCGACGCACTCAAGGCGGAACTGTGCGCACAGTTCAACGCGGGAGACAAGATTCAGGTTGGTGACACGCGCGTGACGTTCGCTACCCGAAAGACTATCAACGCCGCCGCTGTCGAAGCACTGCCAGCGTTTAAGAAACTGCCTAAGGCCGTGCGTGAATCAGTCTATGACAAGCCTAAGTTGAATACTAAGAAACTTGCCGCGCTTGACCTGCTTGACCTGTCGCCCGCCACTACCGTCTCGGACGTGTACGCCACATTCCGATGAACTGGAGGCAATACGGGACGGGCGACGGTGGATACACAGTTGAACAGGTTGAGGCCGTCGCCCGGTCCCTTGAAGATCATGAGCTGGTTGAATACTCAACCATGTGGCACGAGTCCGTGCGACAGATGCGCGCCGCCGAAATTATCCACGATAATCTGGGAGTCGGCGCGGAAATTGAATTGCCTAACGGCATAAACATTTACCTAGTGAACGGGGACAACAACTAATGAGCGTTGAAGTTATTGCACAACAGTTTGACGATACGTGTGTATTCAAGGCAGACAATGGAAACATTTATGTTGTCATGCGAGACACAGATGCGGTTGAACCTATTGAACTAGTCGGTAATACCGATATGTTCATGTTTGGGGACTGGTCAGACTACGACGATGAGCCTACACCCTATAGCACTGTCATGCGCTTCAGTGAAGCACATGGTGTAAGTGTGGACGGGGATATGATTGCAAGCATCCTGAGTGGCGACTACTGCAAGCACTTCAAGTTTGAGGGTTGGCAGGACTATGATTACTACGAGGATTATGGATGTCTGTTTGTCGTCCATAAGTCCCTTGGTACCGCTGAAGAATGGTTCCACTACAGTGAGATGTGGGACGTGAACGATGTGTGGCAGGTTATTGATATGGCTAATAATGAGACTGTATCAGCTATCTATGCCGACAGTCCGCAAACTGCGATAGAACTGTTCCTGAATAAGGGTGATGGGGCATCCCTTGAAACTATTGTTAACAATGCACGAGAGAATTGGAGCAATAACTAATGTTTGCACACTACGTATTGGACGGGGTTTTCTGTTGGCGTGAATGTGAACGCGATACGTTCGATGAGTTATTCTGCGCGCGTGAAATTGGGGACTACCCGCGTTCTAAGGATAGCGAGACGGACTACTACAACGCGTGGGAATACTGGGACAATAGCGAGATGTTCTGGGAATGGCTTACCGACAAGGTCAAAGAGTTTGGTTTTGTTGACTACGACAAGCACCCACAGAACGGTACGTTTATGTGGATTCAAGCTGAAGAGATGTTGGTTGTGTGCCCTGACACGGCTGTCGAATTGCCTACGGATATTGTCGCTACGTTCGACAGGGACAGTCTGTACGAAACGGAATACGCGGAGGGCATCGTCCGGGGTGGTGTGTTCTACGCTACGATTATTGCAAGGGAGCTTGACTAATGGACAACGCTTATATTCAGGTGTTGGCAGACGGGACAGGTATTGTTGTGTCGCATGACTTTGATATGGGTATCGGTGTCATTGCGGGACTGCGTATTCTCGCCCGGCTTACCAAGGAACAGGTCAACATGATTAGGGAGGATAACTAATGAACATGGAAGAATTGACTGAGGTGTATAGCGACGCTTGTATGCGCGCGGTGGAAGATGCTATCCACGAGCTTGCTAACAAGTGGGACAGTGGTACAAAGAACTACCTGCGCGAACAGGGATATGCTGTTTGTGCTGAACTGTATAACGACAGTCTGTGCGTTTACGCATACCTCGGCAAGGACGATTACTTTGGCCCTATTAAGTATGAGGACGACGCACTGAACGAGGCTATCCAGGAAGTATTCGACGCGTTGGGAGCGCAAGTTGTTCTCAACGCAATGATTTATTGCGGCTGGGAAGAAACTATACAGACGATTACATGGGAGATTAACTAAATGAGCTTTGCACCGCGCCACTACCAAGAACGTGTACTGGAAGGTTTGGCGAACAGTAAAACGCCGTACACGGGCCTGGTAGGCGCGGGCCTTGGTACGGGCAAGACGGCAATGAGCGTGTGGAACGCCCTCAACGCTTTTGGTAGCGCTATCGGGGAACAGATTATCCTCATTGTCGCCCCTGTCCGTACCGAGTCCGGTTGGCGCTCGCACTGGAAGACGCTCGCCGGAATTGACATGCGCACGCTGTCCGGTAAGAAAACTAAGACTGCCCTTGCAGTATGGGACGATCTGGAAAACCACGTGCCCGGCGTGTACTTCATTACGTGGGAGCTGATGCGCTCGCGGAATAAGGAAAAGCGCTGGGACGGACGGGCCAAAAAGTACGTCTACAAGTCCATGCCTAAGCCGTTCTACGGTGTAGAGTTTGGGATGGTTATTGCCGATGAATGGCACCGTGCGTGCAACCACTCTAGCCTCAACTTTGACGTGGCACGACACATCAAGGCACAGTACCGCCTCGCCCTGAGTGCGACACCGGCAGGGAACAAGCCCTGCAACATTTGGGCGGCGCTGAAGTTCCTATGGCCTAACCACTACGGTGGTTACTGGGACTTTTGCGAAAAGTTCTTCAAGGTGGAAGTCAACCCGTGGTCGGCCTATGGCAAGGACTTTTCGGGAGAACGTTCCCCCGGCATGGTCCGTCGTGGAGCGCCCTCGTATCACGAGGTTTCACAGGCCGAGGCGAACCCTGAACTGCCCGGCGTGATTATTCACCGCGTAGAAGTCGAACTGTCTCGCACGCAGCGCAAGATGTATGACGATCTGGAACAGAAGGCACTCACGTTCCTTGGAGAAAACCCGCTGGCACTGAGCATCCCGATGGAACTTGATCTACGTCTGCGACAGATGACGCTGGGAGTCCCCTCGTTCAACGAGGAAGGGACTGTTGATTACAAGGAAGATTGTAAGTCGTCCAAGCTCGACGCAATGATGGATATTACTGCTGACCTGCCTGAAGATGAACCTGTCGTCGTGTGGGTACACTCGCAAAAGTTCATTAAGGCCGCGCTGTACCGTCTGAAGAAAGCCGGGATTAAGGCCATTGAAGTCTCTGGCAAGTCGCGCGGTGACTTCCATGCCATGATTAACGGGGACGTGCGCGTCATTGTCGCGCAGCACGAGGCCATGTCTGAAGGCGTTGACGGACTTCAGCGAGTGTGTCATACTGAGATTTGGCTGAGCCAGTCAAACAGCCTTGTGATTAACGAACAGGCGACGGGACGACTCAACCGACAGGGCCAGACACAGCCTGTTAACCGTTTCCTGATTCAGGCGACCAATACGGTGGATGACCGTGTGCTGGGACGCTTGCAGGAACGATTTGACAAGCTGAAGGCATCTGGACTAATCTAATACTGAAACAACACAATTAAGGGGTCAAAGTAATGGAAACGTTTAACACTATCGTAGTACTCGTAATTTTGATCACGATTCTAGGCACTATCACAGTGGGTATGTTCTCTGCTGCCTACTACTTTTGGAAGTGTCCACAAGATCGTCTAGCCGTTATTATCATTTACGCTATACCTAGTTTCGTGGCTGGTATGATTAGCTTGTTGGCGGTTGTCAATGTTATTTACTACTGGCTTATCCCAGTAATCTTTTAACAACGATTGAAAGGAGAAAACAATGGATTGGAATGACTTGTACGATGATAGCTGGGAGTTATATAAGAAGATTGGCAACACGATCTTGCCCGTCTTTGTCGGCGCTGATGCTGGGTTCACCACCGATACAAAATACCTAACGCTGATGCAGCGGGGTACTGTCGTGAGACTTGCAGGCAAGTGTTACATCTTTTGCATTAAAGAAGCTGCATTACGCGGTACTGGGTGCTGGGTGGATGGGTTTGGTGAGACATTCACACCATTGGAGTTTCTTACAGAGATTGACGATGCTGCTGAAGTGGGACTCTGCCCTTGGCTTATTCACAACGGCTCCCACAACAGATAACAACAAACCAACAAACCAAAGGAGAACAAACATGAAGACTTATACCAACACCGATACCGAGCGCAACTACAGTGGGACTGTTCGCCTCATTTTCTGCATCCTGTTCGCAGTTGTGGGAGTCTGGTTCCCGTCCTACTTTATGTGGGTTGTCTGGGCCTTTGTCGCCTATGTTGCCCTACTCGCTATTCTGTGGGTGTTCATTGCAATTCTCAGCATTGTCGTGCTGAAGAGTATTACTAATCTTGGCTGAAAGGAGGCTAGACCATGCAGATTATCGAAGTCAACCACAAGACAGCGGCAAACCTCCTGAAGAAGTCAGTAGAAGAATACTGGCTGGATGACAACAAAGATGCCTATATCCGCTTCACGGACGGGAGCACTGTGTGTGTTCACATGCTTGAACGGGCGTATGCTGCGTATGTCTCGCTTAAAAAGCGGGAGGTTCATCAGAATAGTAGCTTTGGGGACGAACAAACTATTTACTGGTTCAACCGTGAAGGCAGCGACGGTGCCACGATCACAGACCGCACTGTGTCCCTAGACTTTGATCATGTAAGGTATTACTATCACCGACAGTTTGATCTTGTAACTCGACAATACATTCCTGTCATTGAACTGCATTACTACGAAAAGGGAGAAGAAATTGCCCGTAACGATTAAGGAAATCTACGCGCCTATCCTTGGCTTTGGTTGGGAGAACCTTCCTAACCGCTATGTCCAGCGAGAGTATCTTCCAATTGAAGACGGCCTCGTGACCTCGCCCAGCGGCACTGTCGTTGGTACTGGCACCCTGCCGGGTGGCAAACTGCGTCTGCTTGGAGACAAGGGTCAGGTTTGTGCTCAGCGCTGGACCGGACAGGATGAAATGCTAGTTGTTGACCCGTTCGACAACCGTGTGTTCACCGTCCCGTCTGTGGAAGACTTGAAGTGTAATGCCCGTGAGATGGTGTCGGCGCATATTAACATTGCCGATGCTAAGCCTATGGACCTGTCTATCATGTGGACGGATGACGTTGCGGGAGAGTGCGGCTTTGACGTGGCCGACATCCCTGAGCCAGATGAACTCAAGTACACCTACCGACTAAATGGTATGGCTCTGCTTGGCCTGGTCAACGATGGGGACGACAACCTGGTTGTGTCCCGCACGTCTGTAATGTGTCGTCTGCTGCGGTACAAGGCTGGGGATAGGTTTGCGTTCCAAGGCTACCGAAAGAAGAACATGCCAGGTCTGCTGAATGACACGGGAGGTTTCTCTGACTTCGCCCGGAAGATTCTTGCGTGGTCTGAGTGTATGACTCGTGAACAGCGGGAGATTCTTTCCAAGTGAGAGAGTACATTCGAGCCGCCAGGGACGAGGCCGCTAAGTCCCGTTGTGACCGTGCTCACGTGGGGTGCGTGATCGTTGATCGAGTGACGGGACAGGTTGTGTCGCGTGCGTTCAACGAGACACCACACGGCCTTGAGCCGTGCGACACGGGAGGCCACCGGATTGTCGATGACCATTGCGTCAACACTATCCATGCTGAGCGCAACGCGATTCGACAGATGAAGGAACATGGGAGCGAGTACACGCTCTACGTGACCCACTATCCGTGTCGTGGTTGCGCGCATCTTATCTCGTCTTGCCCTGAGATCGTAGAAGTTGTGTACCTCGGGGACTACAACAATTCCAGCGAGGCGACTGCTCTCCTGAGCGGCCTGTCGAAGGGGGTTCATCGTGGGGAAGAATAAGCTCACCTTGGAGATTCCTCCCGGCTGTTTGTTCACGGCTATTGAACTGGACAAGATTGAGAAGACGGGGTGGTATGTCAAGGGAAATGAGATCATGTGTCGTACGACGACAATGCCGGGCATTGGTACCCGAGCATTGCGCAAGGTTCTCGAACCGGGAGACTTTCTGGTTCTCATTGAGTCTCCACTAGATGACTTGCATAATTTTGCGTGGAACATGTACGTACTGAAAGAGGCAGAGTATTGGAGGTGGTTAGAGCGTGAGTGAAATCTACGACCGTATTGTACGGGAGTTGACGAAGCCGTCTGAGCGTGACAAGCAACGTAAGGTTGGTCCGTCTGAGCTGGGAGACCTGTGTGAGCGCTGCTTGGCAGAAAAGCTGCTGGGTGTGCATGTGGAGGAAAAGACGTACCCTCTTGCCCCGATGATTGGGACCGCGTTCCACTTGTACCTTGAGACGACACTGGGGCTAGAAGATTACCTGAAGGAAACAAAGGTAACAGTTGGCGAGATTGAAGGGTATGGAGCGATTCGTGGGACTGCTGACGGGTTTGATCTTAGGGGCGGACATGTTGTTGATTACAAGGTCTTGTCGAAGAAGAAGATCAAGGCTTTCTCGTCTGCAACGTTCTTCGATGAGGAACGTAACCCTGAGTTCTATTCGGACTCGATGACCGAAGGCCAGCTCAAAAAGTACTATTACCAGATGCAGTTGTATGGTCTGGGTATGGAGAACGCTGGCTATGAGGTGAATCACACTTCCCTGATTTTGTTTCCCAGGGATGCTACGATAGAATCTGTCACAACGGCAACTCACGAGTTGTGCTTCAAGTACAACCGTGAAGCTGCCTTGGCTGTCCTGGAACGCGCCAACGAGATTTTCAAGTGGGCCACCAACAACCCGGACAACCTGGGAGAACTCGACAGCCATCCCGGCTGTTACTACTGCGCTTTCAAGCGCTAAAAGAAAGGAGAAACATGGGAAAGTTCGACTCGTTCCTCAAGAACCTCAACATCGAAGTGTCCGACCCCCGCATCACTACCCCTAAGATCAAGATGCTGATCTACGGTATGTCTGGAACGGGAAAGACCTCGCTTGCTGTCTCTGCCTCTAAGGTCGAAGAGCTGGGACCAGTCCTTTACATCGACTTGGAGCGTGGCACCGCCCCAGCAGCCAAGTATGGTGACCTGGACAATATGCTGGTCGTCCAGCCTGCCTCCTACCAGCAATTCGCGGAACTGCTGATCGAGATCAGCAAGAATAAGGACATGGAGTTCAAGACAATTGTCATCGACACCATTGACCGCTTGCAGGAACTAATCAAGTTCCACTTCAAGAGCACAAAGCCCAATGACAGTTTTGCCATGTGGGATGCTACCTACGAGAAGATTATTGATCTTGTCAACAAGATCAGCTTTGACCTCGGACTGAACATCATTTGTATCACACATGAGGCGCGCGAGGTAAACGACGTTTCCCGACTGTCGCTTATCGGACCATCATTTGAGGGCAAGCAAAGCCTCAAGAAACTGCCAGGTATCTTCGACATCATTGCTCGTATGACATGGGAGGATGTTGGAGACGATGACAATGAAGAGTTGGTCACAGTCATGACTGTAAGGTCCCCGTCTGAAGTGCTGGCAAAGACGCGGTTTGACCCGATGCCGTCTATGTCTGGAAACACGACAATGGAGAAGATCATGGGTTGGGTCCACGAGCATTGTGAAACACAGGAAGTAAAGGAAGAAAATGACGACTAGGTACCTCTCTATTAATGATGCGTCTGAGCGCACGGGAGTTGGTCGAACGACCATCCTGTACCGTATCAACACCGGGAAGTTCCCACAGCCTGACGCAATCGTTACTTACAAGCGAACTGCCGCCCTCGGGTGGCTACCTGAAACCATCGAAGATTACAACACCAACAAGAAGGAGAACTGATTAACATGGCAATCAATTTCAACGAGCTTATGTCCCTGGATGTCGCTGAGTCCCTTAGCTTTGAACCACTGCCAGAAGGCCAGTACAAGGTGACCGTCGATGCCTGCGAGCTGGGAGAGTCCAAGAAGGGCAAGCCCATGTATACTGTGGACTTCGTTGTCAACGAGGGCGACCACGCATCCCGCCAGATTCGCTACTGGCTGGTCCTAGTTACCAAGAATGGCCTGCACTGGGAGCTGCCGAAGTTCTGCGAGGCATCAGGCAACGCTTGGCCTGATGAACCCACCGCCCGTAATTCGGACTACTACTACAAGGTGGCCGCTGATATCGTTGGTAAGACTGCGACGATCACCGTTGCGATTGAAGAGCGCGAGTACAACGGTGAGATGCGCAAGAACAACAACATCAAGAAGGTCGAATGGGACGAGGCCAAGACTAAGAAGAAGTCTAAGGCATCGATGATCGAACTCTGATCTTCACAGGCGGGCCGTATCTTGACACCAGGGTACGGCCCGCCGTACTATATACAAGCAGAAAGGAGAGCAATGAACCTCAAAGAGTTCTTCCAAGCAGTCCTCCCAGACGGTGAAGGCTGGACACCAATCATCCTCAAGGGTCCGATGGGCGGTCTCACTAACTTCCGGTGGTTTGAGCTGCCAGCGCAGCTCGACAAGATGGTGGCATACGCCGAGGCTAACGCCGACTTGGACGTATACTACTCTCCCTTCCTTTACACCAAGCCCCCGGCCCTGTCGAACACGAGGCACGCAGCCAAAGACAACGTGACCAAGGCAGCGTGCGTCTGGGCAGACGGCGACGACTGCCCCATCGACAAACTGAAGGTCAAGCCCTCTATCACCGTCCAGACCAGCGAGAAGCACTGGCAAGGATACTGGCTTCTTGAAGATGCCGGCGACCTGTCCAATGACATGCTCGAAGCACTCTCACGAGGACTCTACGAAGCACACAAGAACGACGGCATGGACCGAGGCTGGCCCCTGTCGAAGAAGCTCCGCGTCCCCTTCACGCACAACCTCAAGAAGGTGAAGCCCTGGGAGATTACTCTCGCTACTAACGACGAGCCTATCACCGCAGCTGAGTTCGCGGCTGAGTACCCACCTGTCGAACGTATGGGCATTGAGGAAGAAGACTTCCCCACTGACATCCCCAGCATGTTTGAGGTGTTGGGCATGGTGAATCGTAGCTACATCACGGACCTGGCTACGGACGACTCTTTCAACACCGAAGAGGACCGTAGCTCGAAGATGTACCATCTTCAGTGTGCTCTCTGGGAAGAAGGTTGTTCAATTGTTGAAGCATTTGCCGTTGTGCGTGCCACTGAGTTCAACAAGTTTGAACAAGACGGACGCGGCGACGGCTACCTATGGAAACAGATCAACCGCGACTACGCACGTTGGAAGGCAGAGCACAACGGCCCCACGGAAAACGATCTCGAAGCGACAACCCGTATCGGCTCGTCCTACCTGCTGAGTGAATCGCGTGAGCTGTCGTTGCAGGATGTTGACTTCCTACACGGGGACGAGGAAGAACCGATGGGCCTTTTTGTTGACCAGTTCGCAGCATGGGCATCAACCAAGTCAGCAATGGCACCTAAGCAATTCCACTACGCGGGCGCTCTCGCTATCTTGTCGTCCATGTTCGCGAAGTACGCCTTCCTCCCTACCAACGTGCAGAAGATGCCACTGAATCTGTACTTCCTGGTTCTGGGACGTACTACACAGTCCCGAAAGTCCACGTCACTTCGCCTCGCTGAGTCCATGATGCGAGACGTGGCTGTCGGCATCGGCAGGGGGCCAGATGCGTTCATTGCACCGGAAGACTCAACAGGTGAAGCGCTGTCTACATACCTGCGTACCAAGCCGAAAGAGTCTGGTCTGTTCGCAATTGATGAGGTCCAAGACTTCTTTGCACACGCCGCCCAGAAGGGTAGCTACATGGCCTCGATGATGCCGTTCCTCACCAAGTCTTACGACGGCTACATCCCAGCTGTCGCACGTAAAGACAAGGGCGGCAAGGTTGCTTACCAGACTGCGACCCCGTACTACATGACGTTCTACGGGACAGGTATTCTTGACCAGGCCGCGAAGCACCTGACGACCGAGAAGGTGGAGTCTGGCTTCACGCCCCGTTGTCTTGTCGTTATTGATGACCGAGACAAGTACATCACCTCGTCTCAGGATGTGAAGCTCGTGCAAGTGAGCGCATCAACAGGCAAGATTGAGGACAAGCAGCGTGACTTCATGCTGTCGAACCTTATCAAGTCTGTGACCAAGTTCGATGTGGCTTTCAACGCTCGCCGTGCGCAACGCATGGAGAATGAGGAAGTCCGTATCCCTGTCGAGTTTGAGCCGGGTGTGTTCGAGCGGTGGATTGAGTTCTCGGAAGAGGCAAAGGTACTGGCTGAACGACATATGCTGAACAGTCGTGAGTTGTTTCCCGGCACTGAGCGTATGACGTTCTCTGTGCTCCGCATTTCTGCGCTGCTCGCTATGTATAACGGGCCGACGACAAAGGGCACCGTCGTTGTCACAATGCGGGAAATGCTCAAGGCTATCTCGCTTGCGTCCATCTGGCTGTCTTCTAACGAGGTGTTCATCCACCACGTGAAGAACAGCAACTTCAGCAACAAGGTGGACAAGCTCATTAACTTCGTTGCGCGCACTGACAATGGTATGGTTTCGATTCCGAAACTCATGTTGAAGTTCCAGTCTGAAATCAGCGGTATGCGTGAACTGAAGGAAATCATCACATATGCCCAGGCACGTGGAGTTATCCAAGAAGTCGTGAAGGGGAAAACAAATAACGAACGATTCATTAAGTACACGGGAGGGCAAGTATGAAGGTTCTAACCGAAGACTGTGACAAGCTGCCTGTTCTTGCACAGATTCTTCTTAGGCGGGCGCTCGTGGTGTCCGGCCTTTCAGAGGACGTGCATGTCGAAATCACTGATGACGTGAACGATGACGACATTAAGATCACCCTCGGCACAGTCAAGGGTTACAAGGGTAAGGCGTACAAGACGCTCTCACCTAAGCAGATCGTCACTAACCCGCAGGCTGGTCTGTTCCTCGCTCAGGCATTGCAATATGCTTACCTTGGTGCAGAGCAGCTTGGTCTGAAGCAAGGCGAAGATTGGGTGATTTGGGAGGGCGAGGACATCACGTTCAAGCCGGGCACACTGATTGCACTCGATATCGAGTCCGCAGGTGACATTGACGAAGACACTTTTGCTGCTGGCCGTATCCTGTCTATCGCCCTGTGGAACGGCAAGTTTGGTGTCGTTATCCCAGAAGAACTCGCTGAGACCGACAAGGCGGCAGAGCTTATCAAGCGACTGTGCGACACCTGCACTGTCATCTGTCACAACGGCACGTTCGATATGCCCTACCTGTCGAAGCGCTTGGGTATCCGTGTGTACCATCATGAGGACACGCTGCTCATGCACTTCGTGCTCGACAACCTGGCCGGTGAGCATGGCTTGAAGCCTCTTGCTCGCCGCTGGTTGCGTGCTGAAGACTGGGACTCTGACGCTAAATCCTACCTGAAGGGTGGAGCGTACTTCGAGAACATTCCCCGTGAAAAGCTCTATGAGTACAACTTGATGGACGTTGTATGGACCCACAAACTGTACGAATATTTCCTTCCGATGCTCAAGAACAGCGGAAAGTATGACTATTACCGCTACCGTATGCAAGTTACGAGGGTTCTCAACGATGTGCAGATGAACGGCGTTGCAGTCTCACTCGATGCTCTTGACGAGCTTGAGAAGAAGTACCAGGAACAGTGTGACAAGTCGCTTGTGACGCTACGTGAACACGCAGGTGGGGACTTCAACCCCCAGTCACCGAAGCAGATCAAGGACTACTTCACTTCTAAGGGTGTGTCGTCCCCGTCGTTCGACAGTGACCACCTGAAGAAACTGCGACGCGAAGGCAAGGAGACTGAGTTTATCGACGCTCTGCTTGCCTACCGCTACGCTGCTAAGGTGATTGGGAGCTTTATTACTAACGTGCGCCGGAAGGTCGGTGAGGATGGACGTATCCACCCGTACTACCTTCCTCACGGTGCTAAGACTGGTCGCCTCTCGGCTAAAGGTCCGGCGATTCAGACGATGGGGCGCGACAGTGGCATCAAGCGTGCCCTTGTCGCTGCGCCTGGGTGCAAGATCATCTCGTGTGACTACTCGCAGGCTGAGCTACGTACTGTCGCTGAGCTTGCCGACGACAAGGCCATGATTGCTGCCTTCCAGCCGGGTGCGCCGGACTTCTTCGATGACCTGATGACGAAAATCTGGCCCGAAGAGTTCCCGACAATCGAAGCATACGAGGCGTTCAAGCACGAACAGCCAAAGACTGCTAAGAACAGGCGCGCACTGGTCAAGAGTGTGGTGTACGGCCTCAACTATGGCCGTGGTGTTGCCGCTATTGCGACAGCTCTTGAACAGCCATTTGAAACTGCGCAGCACGTTGTTGATCAATACCTCGGTGCCTACCCAGGACTTCGAGACTGGCAGGCACGAGTACGCTACAGCGTCGGACGGAAGGAAGAAGACAACGAACGTAAAACCAAGTTCGGCCTCACGTTCAACCCCCTGTTTGTGTCGGATAACAACTACAGTTCGACGCAGAACGAAGCACTTGCATTTGTTCCACAGTCCACTGCGAACGACATTTGCCTGAACGCAGCAATCAAGATCAATGAACAGGTTGGTCAATACAGCGCTAAGCTGATTGGTCTCGTCCATGACGCTACCTACGTCGAGTGCCCAGAAGAAACCATCGAAGAGTGCTCGAAGATGATGGAGCGCGAAATGGCTAAGGCAGCAACACTCGTCTTTGATCGCGTGCCATTTGCCGCTGAAGCTGAAGTCGGAAACAACTGGGAGGAAGTGTGACAGACTACAAGCGGGCACCCTGTAGTGGAGCACCAACCGAATGGTTCTACGACACGACACTCTACGAAACAGTCGTGAGAGCTTTCTGTAATGAGTGCCCCATCAAGGAACAATGCCTTCAAGACTGCCTGATAGCAGAAGAAACACCAATCGACGGCAAAAAGTTCCGCTCTGGTGTTTTTGGTGGCCTCTCACCGACAGGCCGAAACAGGCTCATGGGTACCGGGTATGCGGTCATCACCGAAAACTGGATGGAGGAAGATAATGACGACGACAGTAATAGCAATTGACCCCGGTGTGAACACCGGCCTCGTTGTGGCACGTGTTGAAGAAGAGGTGGAGATTCTACACTTCGACCAGTTCATTTGCTCGACACATACCGAAACGGCAGAACTCATCAAGCACTACCTTGACGAGTACCCTCAAGCCGTTGTCGTGGCTGAGCAGTTCGACCTGAGACCCAGCAACAAGTTCACCGCAGACCTTACCCCCGTGAAGGTCAACGCAATCCTTGACTGGTTTGTCGATGACATCCACTACCAGACACCGGCACAGGCCAAGGGGCTGGTTAAGGACGCGACACTGAAGAATCTGGGGTGGTGGCTCACAGGGAAAGATGTGAGCTACAAGGACGCTAACGATGTCCGTGATGCCTTCCGGCACCTCGTGTACTACCTGGTTCACGAGCTGAAGCACAAGTGGACACTCGACAACGGGTGGCCGAGATAGCGAAAACCCCTCTGCTAGGAAAGGAGAACTAGCAGAGGGGTTTTCTGTGCCACACCCAACAAGCAAACACACGGAGGTGGTTGATTGTCACCGACTAGTATAGCATATCAGCCGATCTTTGCGGCACCAACTACCAGGCCACCCCAACCGACGTTAGCGCCTGTCGAACAAGCGATCTTGACCGCAACCGCAACGCTCTTGTTAGGCGTGTTAGCGTAGTACGGAATGGGACTGCCCGTGAACAAGAAGCAACTTTCCGGCCTGTATGTGTTCATGGCACCGACGTTCTTGTACGGAGCACCCGCGACAGAGCAGAAAAGGTCAATGTTCGCGTTGACAGCACCAGCCGTAGAATCGTTAGCGATAGTGACATGGGATGTGATTAGCCAAACACCCTTCTTTGGCAGCATAATGTTCTGGCTAATCACCGCATTAGCACCATTCACACCATAGCGGTACCACGTACCAAAGGCACGGTTGTCGTTAACGTAATCGACTTCAATATCACCACCGCTGACCTTCGTCAGCTGACCATTAGTGTTGATAAGGAACTCGCCAGTGTCCTTACGGTAAACAAGCACATCAAACTGTCCCGCACTAGCCTTACGAATAGCGGCCAGCTTAGTGTCATAATCGCTCGCGTTATTAGCAATAATGACACGGCCCTTTTGCAGACCCTTCACAACATCCGATACGGAGTTGAAACCAAGATTCATAAACACCGGCCACGACTGCACAATATCACTGTCGCTGTAATTCCAGATGCCCTGATCGTTAATCGTACCCATGTTAGTACCTCACTCCCGAGAGTTGGACAGACAAGTGCGCCTGCCCATTGTAATTGTCAATGTAACCAGGCTGTCCAAGCAACCCTTGAAACCCAATAAACGCATAGCCATACTGGAAGTTATCGAAATCAACAACCATCGTAAACGACAACGAACAAGACAAGGCATAGCGAGTCGAGTTATTCTGACGCTCGAAAATCGAGTTAGCGTGGCTAACCAGTTTTCGCTCACGCATCTGGTTATCGCGCACACCGACGACAGCCTGGGGGTGCGTGTAGTTAGAAAGGTCAATCTCATTCGTTGGCAAGTAGAGATAACCTGTGATTGACAACTGCATGAATGAACCAGAATAACCCCAGTCAAGGGGAAGTGTCCACAAGTCCTCATACGCACCAATACCGGGCCTCGCACCCGGCTGTTCAATGAACAACTCATGGTAGAACGGCTGGGCAACACCGTTCGCAGCACGTGTCGAAGTCAAGGCACTAACAGCGTCATAAGAATTACTAACCTTGCTCTTCATCAAGGTCATGTCATTCTCAAGATACGCTACGCGCCTGTCGATGTCACTTCCCCATGCCTGGGATGGGGTCGGCAGATTGTGCTTCACTATGCGTCACTCCTTTCAACGTCAGCTCTCGAAGCGTAATACCAGCCTCAAGAGGATAATCCGCAACTCGTGGCCTATCGAATATTGTAGCAACATCCGACACCTGAGTAAGCGCTTCACAAGAGGCTTTCACACTCGACTCATCATACGAAGCTGACTTGATATGCCACGTAAAGCGGTCATACACCGCTGTCGTCCCAGCAATGCGCCCAAACACCTGCTGATTCGACACCACAGGCTTGTTCTTCGTGAACTCCAACAAGTCGTCCATGATCTTCTTCATGGTCGTACCTTGCGGCCACTTCTCAGCAGCCTTCTCCGGCAATGGTGCACCCGTAAAGGCATCGACATCGGACAAGTACACAGGTTCACGCTCGAAGTCATATACAACATCCGTGTATGACTCGTGCATCGGAACAGTGCCAGTCCAATCCATCTCAGCAGAATAGCCAAACGCGCTCTGAGCCTTATACACACAAGCCTCGTACGCCTGGGTCTTAGTCGTTAGGTTCATGCTGTCGATCTTCACAGCATCCGTCTTGTACGGGTAGCCTGTGTAGAACGTAAACGTCTCCTGATCACACAGGTAAGCGTGCCCGTAAATACGCAGTGTGCTGTAGTCAGTCTGACCGTCCGACTCGGCAATACGGTAAGGGGCTAGACGCTCATTCGACATGCCCGTCACAGTCACTTTGATCTGGTTCGCCTCGTCACCTTTCTCGATATGGAGCGAACCACCCTCGGCATACCACTGAGCGGGTGTAATCGGCTTGTTATCCTTACCAACGACGGAATACACAGAACGAGCGAAGTAGACCTGATTGTTAGCGCGAGTCCTAATGTTGAAGTCCGTGCCAACCTCGTTAGGCATCACGCACTCAGGCTGGGAATACAGGTAATCAATCGTCCCTTGAATCTCAAGCACAAACTCTTTAGTCTCGCCAGACTCGACTGACAAAACCTCAGCAGCCTTAATGGACTCCACTGTCGTCTTGTTGTTAGACGGCTGTGGGTGGATAAGGCTAATGCGATCTTCGCCTGGAACAGTAGGACGAGTACCACCAATATTGCCAGACTTGTAATCAGAGGACGAGGCGTGAACGACAGGTGGGTAATAAGTACACTCAATATGCGAGAAAGGCTCACCAATAGCCCACTGAATAGAATAGTCTACAGTAGAGCCTTGGAACCTCGTAAGAACAGTGTGGTTCTCAAACAGCACAATCGTGTCATAAACCCACGTAATCTGATAATTGTTAGCAGACAAGAAGCTCTTGAGAATAGTCCACAAATTACCCTTACCGCCAACAAAATCGTACGTTTTAGTTGCAATAGTGGTCTTAGGTGTAATAAATGGATTACGTTCATTAGCAGTCGGCTTAGCGACATACACCTTTGGAGACTCGACACCCGCAGCCTTAAACACCTGCGCAATAACCTTGTCCATCGTCACGGCCTGAAGGTGCTTAACCTCGGCAGATACGTCAAGGCGATAAAAAGGGTCATTCAGCGTAGCAGACCAGGACCACGGGGTGTTCGTAATTGACCGGACAAATGCGTGAGTACGGCCAAAGACAGGGCTGTCGAGCCTAATCTCCTTCGTCATCACATCAGCGGCCTCCACATAACCAGCACCCTCCAACGAATACTCAGAGAAGCCACCCGTCGTTGAATCACGGTCAAGCGACACAGCATCCTCAACGACAGACCAACCAGTCAGCTTGTTATTGGGAAACCCGATAGCTTGCATCACCACGAGTAAACCTCTTCCAACGTAACAGATGCGGTGTAATGACCGCGATAGTTGTTCACAGTCACAACACTAGCTGAACCAGGCACAACCTGAAGGTTCCCACCACCGGACGGGTATGCAAACTCATACAGGTTAACAGCTGTGTCGATGTGAGTGTCCTCGGGCACGATCTGCAACATAGCCCAGTCGAGAGCACCCTCACCCTGTGGAATAATCGACACCTCCCACAGAGCTGGGTAAAAAGCGCGCACCTGGTTCTTGTTAAAAGAACTAACAGTGTTGCGACCATCAAGACTACGGAACCTGAACGAGAACGGCTGCTTACCGTCTTCCGGTCCAGATGACAAAAACACGCCCGTATGGCCTTCAGGAATAAGAACACGCTCAGTGTACTGACCAACCTTCGACAAAGCCAGAGACACCTGCCGCCCATTCAGGCGATCAACCTCGTGCTGGAACTTGTTATTCGTCTGAAGAACACCGCCCTTCAGCACGACACCAGGGTGTCCAGACTGAGAGTTGTTAGCCTTCGTGGGGAATAGTGCTTGCTTACCCCAGTCATTAAACGCAAACGGTGAACCAACATGGTAATGCAAGTACGGCAAACCCATCAAAGGCGACAAAACGTTCTTCATCGAGAACGGGTCCAGATACGTCACCCACTCGCCCGTCCTGTTCATAAACAGCTCACGGAACGTATTAGCCTGCTCACGATTCAAGAACGACCACGACAACTCATAATGCCTACCACCATACACAGAACCGCCCATGTAGGCGAGACCATTCAAGAGGCGCTGCGAGTCGCCCGAATGAACATTAGTCGAAACGGGCGACTCATCCGGTGCCGGAAACCACTTGATAATGTCGTTACCAACGCCAAAACAAACCTCGCGGGTTGCGCAACCCCTAGTAGACACCACGGTTACCTGTCCTCATATTCCCATTGTCGATGCTCTGGCTAATGGCACGACCATCAAGGACGACAGCCGTAGAAACAGCCTTCACCAACTGATTAAACTGTGCTGGGTTAATTGTAACAAGATCAGAGCTACCACCCATAGCATAGACACCGCCAGCCGACACAGGCACCTGCATCGTGTTCAAGGCGTTCATGAAGTTCTTGCCGTAGAAATCGACAGCGGGTTGAGAAATCACGTACTCACCACTACGGACACGGAACATGCCCTTACCGTCCGTAGCCATGAGGTTGTCGGCCTTCGGGTTAGCCGGAGGACGACCAGGCAACAAGCCACCACCCGCAAACCCAGGCAGAGAGTTCGCGCTCGACAGCAACCCACCTGTATACAGAGTTCCGATGTTCCTACCAGAACGGGTACGAACAGTGCGGTTCTGACTACCCAGCGGGTTCATCCGCGCAGCATTAAGCGCAGCGGCATAAGACGCTTCATCAATCTGGTACCTGACCCTGACGTTGATCTCACGGCTACTCGGCTGGACAGGAACAGTCACAGGGTCAGCGTGCAACGAATCAATGGCACCCTGTGTCGAAGCGACAGTGCCATTATCCGTCACATTTTCCTTCACATCACGAGGAACCTGCCCAATAGTCGAAGTCAAGCTATCGAAAGCGCCAGCAAGTTCAGTCACTTCACCCTGGTTGAACCCAAGCTGAGTAACCTGGTCAATAAACTGCTGCTTCAGCGATTGCGTGTACGCCTCAATCTCCTGTGTCGAATGACCAGCGGCAGCATACGCCTCAATCAAACCAATCATCTGAGACTGCAACGACCGCAAAGCCTCACGGTTAGCGATAGCCGCCTCCGTGTAGCCCTTCAGTGCAAACTGCCCAGCCTGAAGAGTTGCGATCTCCTTGTCGTTGTCCGCAATCTTCGTCTGGCCCTCATTGATCTTCTGCTTAGCCTCGTCAATATCAACCTGAGTAGACTGTGCACGCTCCGTGTCGCCGTACTTCACAGCGACAGCATGGAAGAACTCAGCATCGTGCAATTCCTGCTGGTTCTTACGCATATCCGACGCAAGTTTCTCATTCTCCTTACGAAGATCAGAAACCTTCTTCGTCGTGCCCTCAACATCCTTCTTCAGGCTGTTCAAGCCCTTACGGTAATTGTCCTGAGCAGTCGTAGAACGCCACCACGAAGTCAACGCCTTATCGAGCGCAGACTTCAAGCGGCTAAGGAAGTCCTCGAAAAGCTCAGCAGCAGTCTTCGTTTCCTTCTTTGCACGGCCCGCACCGCCGCCTCCACCGGAACGAGGCGAACGGCCACCACCTCCACCACCGGAGCGAGAAGGCTTAGCCTTGAAGTTGTTGCTACTAAACGCCGATGCACCGTTGTTACGGTTAGCAAAGGTTGGCATACGAATCTTGGACTTCTGTCCCGGAGTGTACGAACCCTTACCCGTCTTAGACTTCGCACCACCAATCGCACCCATGTACGACTGGATGGAGTTCCAGATAGCCTGCACCTTGCCAAGGAAACCTTGAGCCTGCGACACAGCCTGAGCCGCATTATCAACCATCTGACCAAGCGACGCATCCGTAGCAGAATGGTCAACCTCGCCAGACTGGTACGGCTGGGCAATAATCGCGGCCATAGTGTCTCGTTGCTGCTCGAACTGGCTCATGTCGAAGCCCTGGGCAGCAAGGAAGTCAATGGTGTCTTGAATCGAGTTCTGAGCGTACTGGTACGCCTCTTCACCCGTATAGCCCATTTCCTCAATACCGGCCGCAGCAGCATTACCCATCTTCTCAAAGTAGTTCGAGATAGCTTGGATATTCGCCTGACCATCTGGGCTGTTCGGGTCCATCGACGTGCCGTGCTCCTGCATCGACTCGTACACCTGCTGCAACGACGAATCGAGAGCAGCAGCCGCGTCTGTCGAAGAGAACATTTCATCGAGCACAGAGCGGATAGCCTCTGCCATGCTATGAAACTCGCCCTTAGCGTCACCGATCTTCAGGCCAGCCCCTTCTGCTGCGTCGCCGGTCTCTTCAATACCTTGATTAAAGAGTGCAGCGTCATTTAGAGCGTCACGCATAGCGCCGCCGACACCCTCGGTCTTAGACTTCAGACCTTCTAGAGCTTCAATCTGCTGGTTGTACGGCTGAGCAGCTTCAGCACGCTTCTGGTTAGCAGCAGCATTGCCACCACCCGTACCATTCATGGTGCCGGTGTCAACAATTGTGCTGTTAACAGCGTTAACAGCGTCAGCCTTGCGAGCCTTAATCTGGTCAATATAGCCATTCACGTAAGCATCAGCAGCCTTCTGACCACCACCCTGAGCCTCAGAGGTGGACGCGAGCTTGATGTACTTAGCATACGAGAAGCCCATATCGACAAGGGCCTGCTTAGTTTCCTTCGACATGTTCTTAAAGGCATCAGACCCCTGAACAGCATCCATAATCAATGCTTGGGTGTGCTCACCGATCTTCAAGGTCGAGAAGCCCATTGCCTCGGCCTGCTCGTGGGTAGCCTGAACAACCTGACCGGACTTATCAATGTAGTAACCAAGCGCCTGGCCGTTAGAGGTGAGAACTTCACCATTCTGTTCAATCGCTGTGTTCAGCTCCATAAAGCCAGTCTGCGTGCCATTACCGACTTCCTTTGTATCCTGAGCTAAAGCGTTCAGAATAGCCGAAGAACCACCTACAGCGTTCTTAAACTCGTCAGCCTTAGCCGACGACTCCTGGAAAGCATCACCCAAGTACGTAGCGCCGACAGACACGAGCGACAAGCCAGCCGAGATAGCAATACCCCACGGGCCACCAAACATAGCCATAAGGCCAGAGCCAACCGACGACAGCTTAGACAATGCGCCCACAGCTTGACCAGCGCCAGCAGCCACAGAAGCACCAGTAGAAACCGCAGACGCAGCAGCCTGAGCACCCTTAGCAGCCGCAGCCTTACCAGCAGCCGCAGCCACCGCGTTATCCGCAGCAGCAAGCCTCTGGTTGGCCGAAGCAGCCGCATTAGCAGTAGCCACGTTAGCCGCAAGAGTACTGTCGTAAGCGACCGTGGCCGACCGAGCCTGGTTCACAGCCTTCCACACAGTGCCCCACGTCAAACTTGCATCACCTGTCGCCTGACGCATACGGTTGCCCATCTGCAAATAAGTGGCAGACATCGACACAGCCGCAGCCTTCGTAGCCAACAAACCAACACGCACTGTCGCCACAGCCGCGAGCGCACCCACAAACGCCTGAATAGGGGCAGGCAGCTTAGCGAAAGCGTTAACGATACCTGTCGCAGCAGAAATCAGCAGCTTGAACGGAACCATGAAGCTAGAGTTCATAGCCGCACCAGCGTTCTGCAAGGCGTGCTGGAAAGCCTCAACCTTCGCAGCCATAGTGTCCATGATGATACCCATCGACTCATCAATGAACGTCGTGCCCTTAGAAGCCGCCTCGGCCTCCTTCAGCTGCTCCACATACAGACCGACACTGTTCGACATACGAGACAGCAATTCAACGTCACGCACGTTCTTGAAGCCCAAGTCCTTAATCGCCTGAGCCTTCTCAACCTTATCGCTGATACCCGCAAGGTTCTGCAAGATGCCCTGGAACACCCTGTTCGGGTCGTTACGCCACAACTTCTGGAACTCAGCATCAGTCACGCCGACAGCCTGAGCGTAGGTGTGCATCTTCTCGCCACCATCAGCAGCCGCCGCATTGATCGAGTTGAAGATACGCTGAAGCGAGCCGCGCGCCCATTCTTTCGGAATAGCGAGCGACGACAACGTAGACGACAGGGCAAGAATCTCATTCTGAGTGAAGCCAGCAGACTTACCCTGAGCTGCAATCGACACGGCCATATTAGCGATCTCAGGCTCAGTCGCAACCGACTTTGCACCAAGATCAGCAATCTGGTTAGCCAGAACCGCGTAGCCGTCGCCCTTACCCTTGGCGGACTCCTGCAAGCCACCCATCATCTGACCGAAACGACCAAAGGCTGTAGTCGCAGACTCGACCTCCATGCCGGTCACTGTAGAGAACTCAGCGACAGCCTTCGTGAAGTCCTTGAGCTGGTTTGTCGGGATGTTCATCTGGGCACCAAGCGTGCCGATCTTCGCCAGATCAGCAAACGACGTAGTAGTCGTCGTAGAAAGCTCGGTGTAAGACTTGCGCAGCTCATTCAAGCTCTGTGTCGTACCCTGAGCGGTGCGCTCCACATCAGCAAATGCGCGCTCCTGCGCAATACCAGCCTGAGCAGCAGACGACACCACACGACCAATGCCAGCCGTAATAGCGCCGTAATACACGGCCATGTCACGAGCAGCATAACGAGCGTTCTCAATAGCGTGCTCACTCATACGAGCATTAGCGCGAGCATTACTCGCATCAGAACGAATAGCAGTACGCTTAGTCAGCTCTTCCTCACGGATACGCGCACGCTCAGTACGAGCAAGCTCAGCCTCACGAGAAGCCTCAATACGGGCAGATGCACTAGCGACAGCGGCGGCACGCTTAGACTCAGCAGAAGCCGTCGTTGCAGCGGCCCTGATCTCAGCCTGCTCCAAAGCGATGAGCGCTTGAATCTCAGCAAGACGGGTAGCCTCAGCGCCCTTCGCCCGTACAAGGCTACGCTCATCCCTCCCCTTCTGCTTCTGCAACGGGATAGCGTTATCCTCACGCTTCACAGAAGCTTGCGCACGCAACTTTTCAGCCTGCGCCTCAGTCTTACGCGCCTGCGACTGATTCAGCTGAGCCTGAGCCTTCTTCGCCTTATTCTCAGCCTCAGCCATAGCATTAGACGCAGAAGCAACCTCACGCATAGCCGAGGCAGTATCCTTCAGCTTAGCGATATGGTCCTTGCTCAAGCTGTTCATCGTGCGAGTCTCACGGATGAACTGTCGATACGCCGAAACAGCCTTATCGACACCCGCTGACAAATCAGCCTTACTAGCGTCCCCAGCAGCCTTATTCAACGAGCCAAGCGCATCCGCAACCGACTTCAGCGCAGATGCAGAATCGCGCATATTCTTGACCTTCGAGCTGTCAAGCTGCAAAGAATCAAGAACAGTCCCACCACGACCAGAAGGTGCCTTCAGAGAAGCGACAGCACTCTGAAGCGAACCAATCTGCTTTTCCAGAGCACCAATGCTCTGTGCCGCCTTATCTGCCCCAGCAGCGTTAACGTCAATGTCGATCTTGATTGACTCGTCTGCCACCTTAACTCCTAAAAAGAAAAGTCCCTGATACCACTTCAATGATACCAGGGACTTTTCCTACCTAACTTGCTCAAGCGCTTCAAGAGGTGAAGGCAACGGCTCTTTCGTACCGTCCGAGTATTCGACAGTGCCCATCACCGTGTATGTGCTTTCACCCGGCTTGGTTTCCTTCGCGTGCTCACGATGTCTATCTAGCTCAGCACATGAATAACACGTCGATGTCTCAACATGAAATTCAATTGCACTATGCTCACTGCGACCGTACCAAAGCGGCGTACCGCACTTGTTACACAGACTATCGAGATAATACTGATAACCCGCAGCCAAAGCCAGGTCCAAGTTAGTGTATTCAGTTTGATCTATCGGCTCCGAGTCAAGCTCATCACCAATCCACACAGGCGCAACCCGAGCAAACATGCCATGCGCGCCCGTAAACAGTGTCGGAGGCTTACTCTCCGCTCTCGCCGTCTTCAACAGGAGAATCATCCACTGGTTCTCCGGCTTGCTCAGCTCCGTCCCCACGAAATGTAGGATCAGAAATCGCCTCAGCCACCACAGCTCCAAGCTCCTGAGCGTCATTCCACGTCGCACAAATCTGCTGCCACAAGAACTCAGGCAGATAGCCACGCAGCTCCGCAGCCTCGTCCTCGTCCAAGCCGTTCTTCGACTCGCCAGTCTCATTGTCGATGATCTCGACACAGGCACGAGCAACGATATACTCCATCAGACGGTCTTCACGCTCGATCTCGATGACAGCCTTTTCCTCAGCACTCTTGTTCTTCGTAGAGAAGAACGGGTCTTCCCAGACCTTGCGCTTCAGGACGTACAGCTCCTTGTTCGACAGGGCGCGCAGACGCAGCGTGATCGTCTGCTTGCGCAGCTTTTCAAGCTCTTCCTCAAGCTCGACACCGGGGGCAGTGTCGGTAATAGAACGAGACAGCGGTGCCTCAGCGATCTGCGCGGTCTTAGCCAGTTCGACCAGCTGAGCGAAGCGCTCCGCATCTTCAGTATTCAGGGGCACGTCGATAGCCTTAACCGTAGGCTTGATAGACGAGATAATCTTAGACAGCTCAAAAGCCATGATGTCTACTCCAATCAGATAAAGGAATACCCCCGCACCTCGGGGGCACGGGGGTATTCTATCAGAATTGATCAGGCAGCGACAGCCTTATTCAACTCCATAAAGCCCTGGGGCAGGAACGGGACGGTGAACTGAATCGGCTTGTCGCCGTCACCCAACTCGTCCTTCGGGTTGTCCGGCACGACCTTAAAGGCCGAGAGTTCCATACCAGCCTCGACAGGGGTGCCCTGTCGGAAACCGATACGCTGGACCAGGTAGCCTTCCTTGATACCATCAAGGGTGCCACGCTTGAACAGCTGGTACGCCTTGTCGTAGACAGACGTATTGCCAGCAGCCTTCTGTCCAGCCGCGATAGCCTCGCGGAAGAACGTCAGCGAAGCCTCATAGTTGGCAATGGTCGGGGTCTTTGCGTTACCAGAATCACAAATGGTACGCGAGTCATCCGTGTCCGAGTCCGTCGCACCGAGCGTCATACCCGCCGCGATAGCACACGAAATATCGACAGCCTTCGGCGTGCCGCCCGTGTAGGTCGTCGCCTTAAACAGGTCAGCCGTAGTGGTGATAGCATCAGCCGGAACCCACCAAATAGTGGTGTTCGGAGACAGCATCTTGGGCATCAGTCTTCCTCCTTGTTGGAAACGATATCGTCATCTTCAATGGTATCATCCTCGCCGCAACACTTGGCCTGTGTAATCGGCGTATTGTCATCGACAACCTCATACATGTCCGGCAGAACAGCCAGCTCATCTTCAGTCTTGTCGCAGACAATATTGGTAAAAACATTGCGCACGCGCAATTCACTCACCCCTATCTAGGTTGACGTAAAAACTCATACTGTGCTGATAAACCGCAGGACGCAGGGTAGAATCAAAATCGCTATCAGTACCAACCGACGCAGCAATGTTGACACCATTCGACCCTTCAATCAATACAGCACCAATGAGCTTCTCTTTCACAACCGACACAAGCCGGTTGAGAATGTCTTTATTCGCGGCGTACACGTCCACCGTGAACGGATGCTCGTACACATCCAGAGTATGTCCAGCCAAAGACACATATTCGTCCAACTGACGATTAATCTCGGCACCACCGTGGTACACGATATAGAGAGGCACCTTCGTATCACGTGAAAAAGAGTCGAAAACCTTAATGCTGTTGATCGTGTTCAACAAGGCAATGCAAGCCTCGTCAAACTCTAATGTACGATCTTTCACTTCAGCCTCCCGTAGAACTCTTCACGGAACACAGCCGTCACACGAGGCAAATACTTAGCCGGGGTAATACCCTTCCCCTTGTCGCCGCCAGTCGCCTTACCACGCAATCCAGAACGAAGATAGCCTGTCGTACGCTGACTATACGTACCGTTCTCCTGCCACGAGTAATACGGCTTAGCCTTATCCCACCGATGCCAACCAATCTCGACAACCTTGCCACCCTTAGAAGCATCAACACGGAAAGCATCACGCATATAACCAGTATCAACACGGCGCGGGTCTGTCGCAATCAAAGCACGGCCATACTCAGTAGAAGCGATAGCAGCAGCCTTAGCCGCAGCGTCAACCTTCTTCCACGCAGCGTCGATGATCTTCTTCTTCGCCTTAGCCGCAGCACCATAACGGTCAGAATCGACAGTTACCTTAATGCCAGCAACGCGCCCGTCAAACTTGACGGTTTTCCTCGTCCTAGCCATTAGTAGTCTCCCCCGTTGCCACATCACACAAAAGCGTCACCTGCCAGTTCAGTGTATCAACCTGAGCGTTACGCACAACCAGCCTCAAGCCTTGAATCCCCGGGTCTGTTGGCATCTCCTCAATCCGGACGCGCATACCCTCAGCGAACGACACACGCATCTCCGGCCTGCCCCACATATCACGTGACAAAGCCTCATTCTTGTCGATATGCAAAAGCTGCACACGATACGCATGAACACCGGTGACTGTACCTGCCCACTCACGATTACGGGCACGCCAGTCAACATTGGGCGTGACGTTCGCCCAACCCAGCCATATAGGGTTGTGGTAATCATACGACAAACCAGTCTCTTCAGACCAGTCATACGACATCGTATCCGGCTCAGTGAAGATGGCCACCTTCGTATTAGCCAACAACTGCAATGGATAATACGATGCATACATGAACAGAGGATGAATATTCGGGTCAATCGACAAGCCCATTAGAAGTTCACCGCCCAATCCACTGGCTCAAACGTTGGCTGCACAACATCAAAACAGAGGTTATTTACCTCATCTTCCTTCGCCTGAGCACGCAACTGCCGAGCACGTCCGACAATTGCAGCCAGCAACTTCGCGCCGTCCGTCTGCTTGTCGTCCGTCTTCAAGACAAGCAGCTGCAAAGCCTTATCCATGCCAATAGCGTCACACGCATCGGCAGCAGCCAGCTTCACATTCCCACCGTTAACAGCGAGCAAAGCCTCAATCTCTTCATCCGCGAAAAGATAACGCGGCTCGTTCCTCAAATCACGCAAGTCCTCCAACTTACGCAAATCAGGAATAAGAACACGCACCTGACCCACAGGAGAAGAAAAATCAATATCACTCATAAAACCAGTATAGCAAGACCCCGTGACCAAAGGGGCCACAGGGTCTTGCTACTCAGCTAACTGATCAGAGGTGATCGCTTTGACCACCGGCAGACAGGACGACACCATCAAGGTTCAGCAGGCCAGCACCCGCGATCTGACGAACGCGAATCTCCACGTCGTCATTGTCGAAAGAACCTTCACGGTAATCGACAGCACCGCCGCCGAGCATCGTACCAGTCGCGTTGTGGGCGCGAAGCTCCGGGGTCTCACGGCCACGCATGGAGGTCTTAGCGATAGTGGTCTTATCGCCAGCCTTACCACCCTTGGGGACAAGCGCCCAAGCATCGTCACCAACAATGGTGCCAATGAGATCAGACTCGACAACCTCAATGTCGGTCAGCGTGTTGGTGCTGATCGTGGTCGTCTTGCCGTTGGTCGTGCGAATCTCACGGATAGCGAGAAGTTCGCGGGCAAGCTGAGCCTGAGCGGGCGAACACACCAGCGCGAAACCACCCGGAACGGTGACAGTGCGACCGGACTCAGACTTGGTGTTAAGAGCCTGCCAACGAGCAGCAGTGATAGCACCGTAGGAAATACGCGCATCCTTGCCGTTAGCACCGGCAACAGCCTCACCCTTGAACTCGGCAGGCACCTTCGACAGGTCAAGCTGACGACCCAGCTCGGTCTTAATGTTCTTGTTGCGGGGGTCGAACAAGGTCATGAGAACCAGCAAGTCCTCAGTGCGAGCCGCAAGACGGCCAGCGTCAGTCGGCAGCTTCTCAATCGTGTTCCAATCATCATTGACGATTGCCTCGAATGAGAACTGAAGGCGCGCACCGTGCTTACCGACCTCGACAAAGCGGCCATTGCCGGTGTAGGTAAGCGTCGGGTAAGGGGTCAACTCAGGAATCGCGGGCAACGTATCCTGAATAGGCGAGAAACCACCATTGTCAATCGGCATCGTAGCAATGTCCGAATTGAGCGACAGGTACGCGGCAGGACGGAAGTCGTTGAGAAGAACCTTCTCAGCGATCTTCGGCCAGATCGAGTCATACTCGTTGTAAGCGTTAACGAACTGCACATTAGCAGCGTTAACAAACATGGTTGGAGCGAGGCTGTCAGAGGTGACAGCCTCCTTCAGACGAGCCTGGGCGATCTTGTCGCCAGCGAAAGAGCCTTCGAGCAGCTTGTTGAACTCAAGCTGCTTTTCCTCAAAAGTAGTCATTAGTTAAACCTCTCAGGCCAGGGGACGAGTGTCGAGAACAACCTGGTAGACGCTATCCTTAGCGGCGGTAGCGTAAATCTCCTTCGCCCAGCCGAGCACAACATCAGCGCCAGCCTTGGTGAAGGTAATGGTCGGCTTGCCACCGGCAGTAGCGGCCTTCAGGTAGACGAGCGTGCCAGGATTGAACGGGGACGGAGCAGTACCATCAACCTTGAGAGCGAACACGCCGCCCTTCACGCGAACAGAAGCGTGCTGATCACGGTTCAGACCATACGTAGGCTTGGTAAGAGCCTCAGCAGCAGTCGCGTAATCCGTCTTCTCATTCTTCGGAGCAACATCCGACATCAGAATGCCAGCAATACCGGCCTCCTTGTTGACGACAACCGCATCACCGGCCTTCAGGTGCTTCTGCGTGTCGTCAATAGCAAGCGACAGAGTATCGCTGTACTCGAAAATCTGGTTATCCTTGTTACCCGTCAGAGGGAACTTCTTGATACCCGCCATGATCACTTCCAACCAATCTTAGAGAAAGATTCCTTCAAGGAAACCTCAGCCGATTCTTCCACAACAGGGGTGGCAGTCGCAGCGACAGCCTCCTTGAGATACGCGCGCTCGGCCTCAAGAGCGGAATCGACATCCGCGCCCTTCTTCACAGCCTCACGAACACGCGCGACAGCCGCCTCGGGCAGACCCGACTCGGCAATCTTCTTACCAGCCTCAAGGACAGAATCAACATCGACAGATGCCTCTTCGACCTTCTCAGCCGGTTCCTCCACCTTGGCCTCCTGAATCGCGGCCACAGCAGATTCCAGCTTAGAGCCGATAGCTTCAACAAGAGAAGCGATCTCACCCTTCAGCTCATCGAACTTGGACTCAAGCAGCTTTTCGTCCACAGTTCCCTCCTTAATAGAATTGTTGTTCCTATTTGATTCTAGCAGATCAACAATGCCACCACCCGCACCAGGCGCGGTAACAAAGTCAACCGACCTAACGCCAGCAAAAACAGGAACAACACCTGTTTCCGCAATTGGCTGGTCGCACCAAGCATTAATGGAAACACCAATATGTTCCCACTTATCCTTGATTAGCTCGTTAACACCCGAGAACACCTTACACACAGTGTAGAGTGCCCCATCCTCACCAACTGTCGCGTCTTCAAGGAAAACGCCAGCATAGTCACGAATAGAACGCTCCGGGCGCTCCCATTCCTCGGACTCAGTTGGGTGGTCGATAAACATTTCCGTGCCAGCCTTAAAAAGGTGAGCAGACTCAGCCAAGTTCTCAGCGGTGTAAATACCGCTAGAACCCTGGCCGGGCACGATAATTCTGATTCGATACTTTCCCTCACCAAGAGACTCAGTACCGACAGCGCTCGTGGACTCATGCAGCTTAGGCATCGGTCCCTCCATTATCTCGATTGTCGTTAGTACCATCAGACAACGGGCCTACACCCGTTGAGCGTCCGTCCTCGTCATCAGTCTTTGCTGCTGTTGAATCGTCCTCACCCTCAGCCTCATTCTCAGAGGGCAGTTCAGGCAAGTCTTCCAACGGCAAAGAGCCAGCAATCTTCAAGAGTTGCAGAACACCGGAACGCATTTCAACCTGATGCAAAGCACCATTCTGGAACGCCAGCGTCAAAGACTGAATACGGCGGTGAGTCTGGTCATTATTGATCGAACCGTACTCGATCTGCACCTTAATGCCGAGAGCCGCAGCAATCTCATTCAACATGTCGATATGGAGTTGACGACGCAACTCCAACGCCTTAAACGTCGGGTCTTCAAGCGCAGTCTCAGCACCCTGACGACCGCCCGCAGAACCATCCGTCAACAACACCGACAAAGGGATGTCAAGCGCAGCCGACACCATAGACGCAAGAGGCGTACCAGCCGAGAAATCAATCCCAGCGCCAGCCTTATTAATCGCCTGAATATCCTGCCCAGCACCGATGCTCGCAGTGCCACCGACACCCGGACCAGCCATACGCTGCTGAACGGCCTGTTGCTGCTTAGAATTAACACTCGTTGCCTTAAAGGCCAGCTTAGCGAGAGACTTCTCCATGAGGTGCGCGACCTCAAGATGCTCCTTGTACTTCTGCGCATACGACATAGCACTCATGAGATCGGGCTTGCCATACTGTTCAGCAGCAAGGCGATTCACGGTCGCATACACAGCCGTCAAGCGCTTGTTCACCTTGTAGTTAGACTTGGTGATCTTCACGCTCACGCAGTCCCACAGCATGTACCACTGAGGCTCACCACTTACGACAGGGTTAATGAGTAGGGCAACGACATCACCAGTCAGATCATCGGTAGCCACACCAGCAAGGCGCATCAACGGAACAGGCGTAACAGTCTTTGTCGCCTTATCAACAAGATAAATGACGCAACCGTCAGTGTTGAAAGACTGCTCATCACGAACACGCGCCTGCACACTGAAACAAGCCTTCGCGTTTTCTTCGATTACCTTACGGGAAGGGCCAGTAGAACCCTTGTAGACAACGGGGTCGCCCCACATGTACGCATTACGTACAACCAAGCCACGCTTCACAATAGGGTTAAGGGTAGCCAAACGGCGCGCACGCGCTGAATGGTCCCTAATCACATCAAGTGTGATCAGAGAATCGGGGCCTTCGACAGCAGACAAGGGCAACCAGCCCACATCTTCTCGCTTGAGACGCGCTAGGGTATCAGAAAAAGACCCCAGCGCTTCTTGAAATGTCTGCTCATACTTCATGCTAATTATCCTATCACGCTAGAAATACAGACAACTCTTCCTCGAACATGAAGTCCAAGAGGTCATCTTCTTCTAGTAGATCATCGGGCGAATAGTACTGACCTTCTGAATCACCAGCCATGATCGCGTTAATGTCCTGGAAAGCGTAAATGACAGCATCGAGAACGTCAGGAGACTTGATGCCACGCTTACGCATATTCTCCTTCGATTCAATCAGCATGGCACTACCGCGATACTCGTACTTGATTGACGCGATCTCGTTATGCAGCTCATCGTCATCGGGCAGGAAGACACGACCATCAGCGACAGCCTTAGCGAATTGATCGTACATAGCAGCTCGATAGTTATACCACTTAGTGCTGTCACCGGACTTCGCGTTACCGTGAATACCAATGACAGAAATGTCAGCGGGCACGAAATTGTAGATACTATCGAGAACGGATGCACCAACACCGATAGCGTCAATACGAATCTCGACAGCCCCGAGTTCGACTGCCAGCTCACCAACCTTACGGGCAAGCTCAGGGCCATTCAAGCCCTGGTAACGCCCATGAATACGGATGTACCCCCCTTGGTTAGATACGATCACCGAGCTGTCGGAACCGTAACGAGCAACGTCAACACCGAGAACAATCGGCATACCCTCATCCGGCTCCGAGGTGTCGTACGCCTCCATAGACTGCATGACGCGACCCATATTGAACAGACCGTCGTCAGACACGTCCGGGAACTCACCGAGAACACGTGCGACGAAACGAGGGTCATCCTCGCCCCATTCCTTCTTACGTGCCTCAACCCAGTCAACCTGCACAAGACGAGTCGCAACCTCGACAGGTACGACTTCACCTGTGAAATTAGGTGTGTCATACGCACCGAACTGGATAATGTTCCAGGAGCGCTCTTCAGGCTTCAGGCGCATCTCACGCTTGAACACCTCGGCCATGTAGCAGGACGGGTCGTTAGGGTTAGCAATAGCCAAGATGCGTGCATACTTGTTGGTCGTGATTGCGTCGGCAGCGGTGAAGATTTCCTTGGAGATACCTCCCGCCTCGTCCATGATGACTAGGACGTACTGGTCGTGGACACCCTGAAAGCCCGACTCGTCCTTATCGTCCGGCTTCATACCGAAAGCGATAGGGTCTTGTCGGTCTCCCATCTTCCATGTTGCGTCAGCGTTAACCTTGCCACCAATGCCAGCATCGGCCTTGACACGAGGAATCTCTTTCCACAGGACGTTACGGACCTGTTTCCAGTTTGTCGCCGTCGTGACGACTGTCGTATCATCGACAGGATGGGTGTCTACCCACCAGTTGACAAGGGTAGCTGACAAACGTGACTTTCCCACACCATTGCCAGTAACCACAAGGGTTTTCTGATGTTCAACAACAGACTGTGAAACTTCACGCTGCTTCGACCACATAAACAGGCCGTGGTCTTCAGCCCACTTGGCAGGATTATTACGCCACACTTCAAGACGCTGGGCATCAGAAAACTTCTTAGCGACAGCACCGAAAGGCAGCATTACTCACCCTCAACTTCTACAGTAGCCTCAAGCAGCGCAGCAGGCTTATTCACAGCCTGAGCAAACCAATCAGCCTTGTTAACCTCCAAAGCCTTCTTAGCCCCAGCCGACAGGTGCGGATACATGAGAGCCGTGTACTCTTCCAACACCTGATTAGTGAACGACAGCACGATGTTCACTTGCTTCTCTTCGATCACACGAATCTCATGAGTCACCGTCTGGCGCTTCAGGTTAGCGACCTCGGAAATCTCACGCAGAACAGCAAGAACAGCCTGAAGATTCTGACCCCAGTTACCCTTCTCGTCAGCAAGGCCGAACATCTCGATCTGGCTGTAGGCCATGTCAACAAGCGCATCAAGACGATCAAGCTGCTTGATGCGCATATTGCGAGGCGACAATTCCTGTCGGCTGTCGTAGTACGACTGCTCGATGACGAACAGCTCTTCAGATGTGAAGCCTGTCGCCTGGATGATCTTGTTCCTGTCGGCACCACGCTTCAGTAGCGATAGGGCCGCGTCTCGCTTACCCTTCAGCTCCGGGTCATCACTCGTCAGCAAATTGCGCGATTCGTTCGCTGAACTCATTTAGCACCTCTTCAACCGTCTTCTGAAACTTCTTGTCCAAGTACGCATAAGTACAAGACACACCGACAACGGCACCAACGAAGATACCAAGCAAAAACCAGACCAAAAACATTAGTCCTCCTTCGGAACAGAGGGCAGGTCATCGACCTTCACGCCAGCCTGAATCGCTGCCACACGAACAGCGTAAGCGTGTTCCTTCCACAAAAACACCCGAGTGCGCAAATCAGCTTCAAGGTCATCCCTGGCATCCTGTATTTCCTGGGCCTTCCTATAGCGATCAACACACACATCAACAATAGCCTTGATAACAAGGGTGACAGCAGAGCATATCAGCCCCACAAGCGCAGTATTCACGTATCCCCCTGTTACTCACTAACGGTTGACAAGTATTCTTGCCTCGCCTTATTATACCGTTCCTCAGCTTCTTCCAGCTTGCTCTTCGGCAGTACTCCGGGCCTATACGAGTAAGGCCACACACGCACAGCACGCGCAATAAAGAACAAACCAATGATTACTGACAAAATAATAACATGAAGCGGCCAGCGCACATGTGCCGTGGTCAGCAGGAATTCATTAATCGAAATGAGCATAATGCCAACAAAGGATGTCAAGGCTGCTGGACCTTCCAACCACCAAGAACCAAGCCAGGCTGACGGCGCGCCCAAAGTACCTGAAACGAGCATAAGAACACCCGCAAGGATAACAACCCAAGGAAGCGCCGCAGCACTCGTCAAGAACCCAATACCTGTAATAGCGATAGCCGTGTAGATAACCACCATAATAGCAGTCACCGACCTCGGCTCACTCATTGATCTCAGCAACTTCTTCATGTCACTTATTATAGCGAACACCCCCTACCACACAAGTAGGGGGTGTTCTTACTGAATGTCACTCAGCGTCAGGAGTGCCGTAAGAGGGTGCCGTATAGACACCGCCAGTGTGAACGGTTGCGATAAGGAAACCGATCACAGACAGGACTCGTTCGATCACCTGAGACCACTGCTCCCAGTTTTCGGCGGTCCAACCGCCGTAAGCGACACCAACCATTCCGATAGCCGCAAACACTGCGTACAGTGCCTTACGGCGCTCTGGGGTCAGCAAGTACCACTTAGTACGATCAGTGGTCAAGACTTCATTAGCCATGAAAGTTCCTCCTCGTAGAAGTTACTTCGATTCTACCAGCTTCACGATACCGTCAGCGTCCTGTTCGACAACCAGCTTACCGACAATCAGCTTGCCGTTCTCATCGAAAATCGAGCACGCACCATCAAGGCGCGTCTGAGCGAGGCCAACAGCCATAGAGCCGTCCTTGGTAAGGAAGTAATCGCCGCCCTTGTACTGCAACCACCCGGTGCGCATAGCACCGTTTTCCTCAAGGTAGTACCACTTGCCCTTGACGAGCTGCCAGCCGGTCTGCATCTGGCCCTTGTCGTTCAGGAGGAACCAGTTTTCGTCGATCTTCTGCCAGCCAGTTTCCATCTCGCCGTAGCGCGAATCGTGCATATCATGCAGGAAGTACCAGTGGCCGTCGATATGCTGCCAACCAGCCTGCAACCAACCCTTCTCGTTGGCGTAGAACCACTTATCGTTCACAGGGAACCAGCCGGTCTCGAAACCACCGTCCGAGGTACGGTACCACCAGCCACCATTCTGCGACACCCAACCCTCAGACTGAGTGATCTCAGCATCAAGGTTGTCATAGTACGCCTGAGCCTTCTTCATGTACTCGCCAGCGTACGTATCGCGCAGAGACGCAGGGCAGGCAGTCGAATAGAAGTCCGAGTGGGGGAACACGTTGACACGCCACTGCGGACGGCCAAGGCCATACGCACGACACAGGGCCGCAGTCAGGTGCGCACCTGCATCAAGCGTCGCTTCACTGATGTCCCAGCCACCCTCAGCGCCAGTGGAGTTAGCGTGCTCAATGCCAATCGAACACGAGTTAACGCCGGGGCAGTGCCAGGCCGTGTCCTTGTCGTGGACGAACTGCGCGGTGCTGCCGTCAACGTCCACGTTGTAGTGCGCAGACGTGCCATTATGGTTAAACGCTGCAAGGACACCACCATGCGACATAGCCTTGCCAGCGTTATGGTGGACGATAACACGGTCAAGTGCTCGACTACGGCCCTCATCGTAGTTATCACACCACAGGTTGTAATCAGCGATCAGATTATGCCAGTCAGTCACTATAACTTCTCCTAATCTCCCAAGGACCGAAGTCCTCATACTCGGAGATAATCATATCAGTGAACACGCGGACACCCTCTTCAGTGACATACACCTGGGGATAAGAGTTTCTACCGTTCTTATAGACACGCCAGATACCAAGCAGTCCTTTAGCCTTTTCCGTAGGCTCGCTAATATGCCGACCCTTCTTCAGGTATCCTTCACGACGCAGAAGCCTAACAACCTTCGTAGGGCCGATACTAGGAATCTCCCTTCTCAGGCTCTTACCGAAATCACGCAAGCTAATTTCTTCCATCACATACCATCCACATCAACGAAATAATCCGAAAATGGGTTATCGCCAGGCTCGGCAAACTCCATGTTGATAGGTGCTGCCTCAGCATCGGATGGACGCAGAACATCCTTTGGCTGTCGAACGGACTTGAAGATGAGCGTCCAGTCAACAGGCATGTAGTCACCGAGCATGATCATGTCCTTGATCGTCAGGCTACCGTTCACCAACTTAGTGTGGTAATAGCGTGCGGAAGGCCCGCCGGTAAGTTCTCCATCTTTCATGACCGACAGGCCAGCATCCTTGAACTGCTTAATCACAAGTTCCCGAACGAAGGCAACACGGGTTTCTACATCCTGTGGGTACTTGCCGCCCATCCGGGTGGCACGAGCCTTAGCCATGCGGGCGCGAGCCTCTTCGAGCTTCACAGGGTCAGTAATTTTAGTCATTTTTCACCTCATACTTCTTCAAGAGGTCCGGTCGGAACCCAGACCAGTGTTCCTTCATTTCCTCGCCTTCACGCACAACGACGACAGGTGCTTGCTGATAACCCAGCGCGCGGATAATTGCCAGCGCATCTGCATCTTCCGTTACGTCGATGCTATTGAACGGTAGTCCAAGTGCCTTCAGCTTGCGGTACGTCGCCGTACACTGCTGGCAGTTGGGCTTGGAGTAGACATTGATGTTCATTCTCAGATAGACCTTCCAGTCGAACCAAAACCACCATTACCTCGCTCACCGGCTTGGACAGGTGGCTGTGCGTAGAGGGCAGATGCGCCCTCTAGCTTGACGATGACAATTTGAGCGACCCGTTCATGTTCTTCGAGAACGACAGGGGTGTCTTTACTCATGTTCCACAGCGGAACGAGAACTTCGCCCTCGTAACCAGCGTCGATGACACCGACACCATTAGCGAGTAGAAGGCCCTTCTTGCTCAAGGAAGAGCGGGCAAAGACGAGTCCGACAGAGCCGTCAGGAATGTCGAACTTAGCGGGGTAGTAGCCTGTCTGCACGAGGATAACTTCTCCGGGGTAGATGATCACCGGCATCTTCGTGGACAGGTCGAAACCAGCATCGTTATGGTGCTGTCGTGTGGGGCGCATTTTTGCTCCTTTCGTTGAGTACAACCATGAGTGCAGCAGCTTTAGCAAACTTCAGTGTGCTTGGTGCTGCAATGCAGTCTGTGATAACTTCGTCGGCTAGTTGGCCGAAGTCTGTTTCTAAGGCACTGTAGTACTCGTACCATTTGTTGATGTGTTGTCGGCTAATTCCCATGTACGTGTCTGGGTCGCCGCTTGTGACACTGATACGAGAGTCTTTGTCCCAAATATAGTTCAAATCTTTAAGATCAGGTACGTGTGGAACGAGCTTGTTTGCGTAGTTGTTGTTCCGGCTCACGTACTGACTCAGACAGATAACGACATCATTGAAGCGGGGCTTTGTCTTGGTCTCGCCGTACCACCATTTATAAATACTGTCGATGAGCTTTTCTGCTGTTTCGTCCAGTTTCACCGGGTTGAACTTTTTGACGCTGGTTGGTTGCCTCACGGCCCGGTCGGAATAACTGAAGCTGCTGCGCCCAACTCGCTTGAGCCACGTTTCCACAACCTTACTTGGGTCTGTCATTGTCCCTCCTTTCTACGCAGTCAATATTAGTACGTGTTAGTGTAGGGTACAAGCGAAACCTGTGTGACCTATGCCACACTGTGTTTTGGGTAAGACAGAGCGCCAGCACTAAACAGCACTGGCGCTCTGCCCTGTTAGGAAGGAGGCTTCTAGTGTATCACTCAGATATGGTCGTTGCCAAATCGACCGGCACGCCAGGCGAGGTAGCAGGCCAATGCACCACCACCGATTGCAATAAGCGCAATCACGATAGCCTCAGATGCAGCACCCGTCTTAGCGAGCTTGCCCTGTTCTGGTACGACAGCCGTGGCAGTCGGCTGAGGCGTAGGGGTCGCAGACTGCGGCTCATCCGAGGGGCTAGGTGCCGGAGTAGGCTTCTCAGACGGTGCAGGAGCAGGCGTAGGCTTCTCGGAAGGAGTAGGCTCCGGCGTAACGCTAGGCGCAGGGGTCGGCTTCACAGAAGGTGTAGGCTGCGGGGCAGGCGTAACACTCGGCTCCGGTGCAGGGGCAGGCGTAGAAGGCTCCGGCGTAGGCTCAGGTGTGACGCTAGGCTCCGGCGACGGCTCAGGGGTAGGCTTCACAGAACCATTACCGTCCGTACCACCGTTACTCTTAACCGTTGCCGTAGCTTCGAGCTTCATGCCGTTGATCTCAGCATGATTGGTCGCAGAGTTCTGACCCTCGGGAACGAGGGTATGCTCAGGCGGGTAGGTGACACACGTCTTGGAGCCTTCAGGGGCCGTGAACTTAATCGTGTTGTCATCAACCTGAGTAGCCGTGATAACCGCAGTCGTATCCGGGTTCCACGTATCCGACTTAGCACACTTCACGGTGGTTCCGAGCTTAGCGTCAAAGTCCTTAACAGTGTATTCGACACCACCCTTAGCAATCCACTTGATGCCCCACGAGATAGTCCCATCAGCATTAGACCACCCGAACTTTACGTTCTCTGGGTTGGCATATTCATAATGGGCCGGGCCGTCACAATCGTTCGAGCATGTTCCGGTGCCCTCCTTATCGCCCCACACGAGCTTCTTCACGGCCTCACCGTTCAGGGTGATCGTGCCTTCAGTGGTCCCAATCGCACCACCCTGAAGGCGAGCACGCGCCCACCAGGTGCCCTTCACGTCCGTCTTGTCTGCGTAAGAGGCCGGAACCTCCTTGACCGTGCAGGTCAGCGTCGCCTCGTTAGCCACACACTCACCAACGACAGTGCCGTCATCGAGCGTGAAGGGGAAAGAGGCGTTCCACACGAACGGAGCCTTACCCTCGTTCGGCACCGTCGAGACGGTGAAAGACTGGCCGACAGCCAGCTTCTCCACGGCCCAGGTACCGCCGACGTTGACCTCAGAAGAGGTCTGGCGAGAAGAAGACGTAGCCTTCGTGACCTCGGCCTTGATCTCAGGGGTGTTGTCGGCAGCGTATGCCGCTGCCGGGGTGAGCATCAGGAGTGCGACACCTATCGTCGCAAGAAAACGCTTCATGTTGATTGATCCTTTCGTTGTTGTCCGGTCTGACAACTTGAGTATAGCTGTCAGACCGGACTTGATACAACTAATATGCGTGTGACTCTACTCACAGCATGATGAAGACTAGGCAATCTTCCTCTCGCACCCAATCGTTCTTCGTCCTCTCACCCTTCGGCTTAGGCACCGGGGCAGGAGTTGGAGTCACTACGACAGGCGGCTCAGGTCGAGCGGGTGTCGGCGGCTGCGGAGAAGGTGTAGGAGGCACCACAACCGGTGGTTCTGGCTTAGGAACTACAGGCTGTGGTTGTGGCTTAGGGTCTTCCACATATTTAGCAGCAATAGTACGGATATCGCCAGAAATATCTCTCACGTTGCCAGGCTCGTCAAGACTGACGACGGATACGGCAGTGATGGTCATGGAAGAAGGATAGGCACCCTTGTGTTGAGTCGCATCAACATACCTGTCATGCCCAGGCTCAATACCACCAGAGTCAAGGAACGAACCACCAATGATGTGGGACAGACGGATAACCCACCCGTTCTCAGGATCAGTGAACGGTGAGGGGTCGCTCATCTCCGAGTATTTAACTGTATGAACAAGTTGATTCTCTAAGTAAAAGTCAACACGATCATTAAGTTTAGCAACACTATATAGATAGAAATATTTGTTGCTCTCATAGTTTCGCCTGTTTACTGTCGATAGTTGGACAACCTTTGCGTGTTGTTCACTCTTAGTAACATCACCAGCGCGCGGTGTATGAGTATTCACCTGGTATATGTTTTCTTGCCACCCCTTAGCCTCAAGGATGTCAATTTCACCACAAGCGGGCCAGTCACCCTTCGTGCCAGTCATCCAGATACCAGGCCAGGAAGGGCCAGCGGCAGGTAGCTTAGCGTACACCGACACGATAAACTGACCCTTAGCCTGAAAAAGAATCTCTCCCTTATCCGGCTTACGGGTATTGACCATAGCAGACAAGAACGGGGCCTTTTCGGCATCTGCGCCGGTGGCAACGGTTCCATTTAGTTGAAGACCACCCCATTTCATAAATGAAATGTTCTTGTCTGTGAACCGCATCTGAGTACCCTTATTAGGGTCGAACTTACCCCAAACAGGCGACCACCTGGATGTGTCCAGACTTCTAAATTCGTCGTAAAAAAGTTGCTTAGCCATGCACATATAGTATCACCCCCCCTACCGAGTGTTAGTCGATAGGGGGATGAGTCCCCACGCATTTTGAACCCGCGTGAAAGGCCGGTACCCGAAAGGACTAACCCTTCAGTCACCTATTCCTGAGATCAGAGGCGCGCTGTCTCAGGCCGACAATCACAGATGGTCGAAAGGACGCTGCTCCAAAATCTCTTCCATCTTATGCCCCGGAACGGTGTAAACGCCGGGCGAGACGACACCATAGGTCATGGGCTTAATCATCGTCACAGGAGCCTTCTCGACAATGCCCTGGTCGAGCAGAGCAATCAGCTCAGCATCCTTAGTGGTGATCGTGTAGACACCCGTACGGGCCTCCTGAGTGATGGTCGTCTTCATCTCGTCATTCTTGACGACGGACGAGTACGCGCCCTCGAAAGCCTTACCGAGCTTGACAGCGAGATCGACAATGCTCATGGTTACTCCTTGGTTGTCGTTGTTGTTACGAGGACAGTGTATCAGTCCTGGATGACATCGAAGTCTCCACCAAGTTCCGTCAGGATACTTGCGAGTTCACTATTGCTGAACTTGTCACACCAAGTAGTTATCCAGTATTCCTTGTAATCATCATTACCAAGGATGCCTTCTTCAACATGGAGGAAGTAGTTACCCTCTGCTGTGATCACACAAGGCCCGATAGCGCACTGTTCGAGATCGTATTCCGTGCCGTCCTTGTCCCGGACGATAGTGTCAGACTTAGGTTTTTCTTCCTCAAGTTCGACACCCAGCTGAGGGGCGATCTTCTTCAGTAGCCTATCAGCGAGTTCATCAAACTGTTCATCAGTCAGCATTGTTAGACCCCCTTCAGCGCCCAGTCGAGTTCTTCATTGAGTTCTTCATCATTCCGGCACCATTGGGCTGCCTTAAGGACATCCTGTAGAAACTCCTCCCAGAAGCGCTTATCCGAAAGCCAATCATATTCCTTATTTTCTTCAATAAGCTCTGTCGGCTCCTTGAACTCAGCGTCATGCAACCAAGTAGTGAACACAGGAAGATTGATGTCAATGGTCGTAAGGTGCCCCCAGTCGGACCACCAGCCCGCGATAGTGTAGCTTTCACCGAAACTGGTGGTAAAGGTGTACTCAGGGTGGTCGAGCATACCTGTATACATACACATATCGCACGAACCGTCAGTGTCTTCGTAAGTGTTTGAGTCGAAGTTAGTAAGTCGTAACTTCATTTTGTTTCTCCTTTCTGTCGTGCTGCTACAGGACTCGAACCTGCAACCTCTGAGTCTTACTCAGTGCTCTCACCAATTTGAGCTAAGCAGCTTGTTACCTGACCAGGGCAACCCAGCCGTTCGATGAGGGTGTCTTGGTCATGACACTTTGTGCTATCGAGCAAACCTCATCGTCAAGCGCTCCCAGACTAGGACTCGAACCTAGTCCGACAGGGCCAAAACCTGCCGTGCTGCCATTACACTATCTGGGATTATGTGCTTCAGGGCCGGGAATCGAACCCGAGCCTCCGGGGCCTATACCCCAGTATGCTGCCACTACACCAGCCTGAAGCTGTCGGAATGGTGAGACTCGAACTCACGGCCCCCTGGTCCCAAACCAGGTGCGCTACCACTGCGCTACATTCCGTTAGAAGGGGTGCTGTTGACTGACGAAACAAAAACCATCACACAAAAATTGTCAGCCCTAGGGTGCTACCCCGCACGTGACCCCCGTCACGGCAACCGGCACGTCCGCCTGATCAGGGCGGCAGGCGGCTATGGCCTAATCATCCAGCATCGTCCGGTGCTTGGTGGTCCCCTCGGTGAGAATCGAACTCACACTCCTTTCGGAACTCGATTTTGAGTCGAGCGCGTCTGCCTGTTCCGCCACAAGGGGTGTGCCTCTGAGTCGCGGCGACGATTGTTCTCAGAGGCTATTCAGTTGTTATGTGTTCAGTATAGGGCTGCAATTTCTAAGTTGTCAACTCCATACTAAGTGATGCGTGTCACGGATTGTAGTACACGGCCACACGACGGCTACCCGTCATCATGCCGACAGGTAGGAACCCAAAAAGCTGAGTGCTCGTGTAGAACTCTTCCAAGGTACACGCACACCAACCACTCGAAGTACGCACGTAGGTTTCCAGCGACCCACCGAGAACAGTGCCCAGAGGGTAGTTTTCAAGGTCAGTAGGGGACTTGATTGACTCGAACTGCACGTTTACACTCCTGGGTCGATGACAGTAGCAATATAGTCGTTATCCTCGTACTCATTGATGAGCTGGTTAACAAGGTCGAGATCGCTCCACAGCTTCTTAGAAACAGACGGCGCAGTACGGACCCAGAAACCGTCATAGACCTTCAGAAAAGGTCCAAGCGTGCCTGAGATAACGACACTGCCGCGATCTGTGATAGCCTTGAAGTCCGCACAGGACTCGATATCACCAACATTACCTTTACCTGTTGCCTCTACGAACCACACCTTTAGCTTGGTAATAGGCATATTATACAGCTTCATGCGGTTATTATGCGTTTCGGTGTATAGCTTAGTAAACTCATTGTTGCTCACAATTATTCTCCTTCTTTCAGTTCAGAGTATTTCCAATGACCGATGTTTCCGTACGTAAACTCGATGATGCAATCTTCACGCTTACGTCGATGTGAAGCCCTGTGACTCGCAATACCCAGGTAGTTAAACTCCCTATCACAGGTATAGCAGTAGCAGTCTTTAGTCACTCGTGCTCGCATCAGCCCTGCCTCTCCACAAAAACTTCATCCGTTTCTGGGTACCAATAGATGTTGACACAGTGTTCTTCACCGTCAAGCATCACGTCAGTGCTGATGCTAACAAAGGGCGGCTCGTCGGTATCAAACACAGTACCTTCAAGTTCAGTAATCATTTTGTTCTCCTTTCAATTGCTGATGTATTTATACTAATCCACTCTGCCACACCTGTCAACAAGTAACAGCGTGACGTGTACCACATCGTTGTGAGGGTAAATAAAACCACTGTGCCTTAAGCCAAGCACAGTGGTTTTATCGGATCAAAGATCCATCAACTGGTAATGACCAGCTTAGCACAGCAACGAGAGATCGTGCAACACTAATTGAGTGTGAAGTAGGTCACGGTAGCAGACCGGGTATCCGACCCACCAACGAATCAGCGACATCATATGGAGTTGCACCCTCGTCGGGATACATAAAGGACAAAATCTCATCCCAGCGCACCCCGTCATAGAGGCCAAGCTCGTTAGCTGCTTGCGAAGTGACTTCAGCCTCTAGCAGCTCCTTCAGACGGTCCTCAGTAATGACGAACCTATCAGCACCAATGTACTTGATTTCGTCAATCATGGCAGCACCTTCCACCCTTCACCGTCTCCGATCTCCTTCTTCATCTGAGCATCAGAAGTAGCTTGGTTAGACCACAAATCCTTTGAGTGGACCCAATAGTCATCCATATCCTCCCCAATTGACTTCAGATAACGAATATCATACGGGTCGATCAAGACAGCACCAGGCGCGAGACGGTGGAACGGAATAGCCAGCTCACTGAAATTGATAATCATTCTCGATTCTCCTTTGCTTCAACAAGACGATACTTAGCAATCGCGTAGTCATCCTTCTCTTCTTCGACAAACTGACCAACACGGCCAATGCCGCCCCAGCCCATCTTCTCAGACAGGTAAGCGTGAACAATCTTGTACTTCTTACCGCTACCAGTCTTGATACTGCCTGTCTTCTTATTGAAAATCACGTAGATTTCCTCAGCAGGTTCAATCATCAGTTCTCATCTCCGCTCGTCTGAAGGTCAATGTCCGGCAGAAGCGTCTCAGGACGGAACGCAACCTTGTAGTGGAACGTATCAACATTAGAGCCGTCCATCTGCTCCACAAAATACGTCACATTATCCGAGATACCTAGAAAATGCTTCTTGTACTCGTCCTCACCCGTCTTGCAGGTGACTTCAAGCTGGTTGTCTTCCTTGTCCTTCGTAATCGAGCACAAACCTTCGATGCTCAGAAGGTACTTGTCCGTGATGCCATTGACGAATACAACCCGTCGCATCACACGGAAATTGTCGCTCTCGTAGCTGATGTTACGCGAGGCCGTTTCAGCCGCGTTACACGCACCCAGCGAAAGCGCCGCAGCAACAGCGACGACAGGCCCGATAATCTTCTTCATCATTCCTTGTTCTCCTTCTTCATAAACAGCTTCATAAAGCTGTGGTCGTCTTGGTATTCCTTCAAGAAAATGTTGTTCGCAACTGCCAGCAGGCCGATAGGCGCAAAGTTGTTCTCCGTATCAAGGAAGAAGTTACGGTACTTGATAAACCGACCGTCAAGAACCGTCTCACCGTTCACAGCGTCACGGCACTTTTGGAGCGCATTGTTGTGGCGCTCGGCAATGTCGTTGATCTCCGGCTGTCGGAAAGCGACGGACCTTGCCTCCTTATCCAGGTGGTTATCGCCTTGAATGGTGTCGATAATATAATCCCGGCTCTCCACCGGGAAAGAATCATCTGCGGGGACAAAACAATCATCATTTGACTTTATAAAGCTGTACGTGCCCTCATCAAAAAACTCAAGATCAACAATCCAACCAGCGGGAAGTTCATCCAGAGCAGCCTCAAGCACATCTGTGTTATGAACCAGATCAATATGTTCAGTATCAACTGTCACTAGCATTTTGTGTTCTTCCTTTCATAACGGTTTATGCTGTCAAAACCATCGAGTATACCGAGAATACGTGGATGCTTACTAAAACTTGGAAGATGCTCTGTATCAGGGTTGCCAACAACACCCTCAAAGAAACCTAAGATGTAGTCATCAGCCCACTTCCTGTAATCCCTCATGTACGCACCTAGCACACGCTTCTTCAGCTTGGCATCATAGCCATACTCATCTGAGAGAGCGATCCTCCAACAGTATTTAAGAAAACTAATAATGTCATCTTCACCGACAATCGTGAGCCTACCTGTATCCGCGTCAGATTCCAAATACGTCAGACACCCATACATCTCAGCAACACATTTCAACGACTCGTTGATAGCCCGCGCATCCGAGTGATCCCTGTAAATCGCGTAGTACTCAACCTGAGAAGGATTGCTGTACTCGACACCATACTCATCCATCAGTACATCATTGCCGAGAACAAACTCGCCCCTACGGAAGAAATAAGCGGCCAATTCAATAGGGTGCCTCATGATTCTACAAACCTTACAAGAAGGCTAATAAGAAGAATGACACAGCCAGCGTCCAACACAGCGTTAATCATGTGGTTTTGGTCCCGCTTCGGGCCATTACGAAACATCTTCGAGTTAACAGCCCACATAGTGAACCACGCACAAACAATAACAATTTGCGCAATAGTAAACATTATGCTGCTACCTCCAATGCAATCTGCACGATGTAGCAAATTGCGACAATACCGGCGCAAACAGAGGCCAGCACATCAGGCCAGATTCTAAAGCCCTCAATACCCTTCTTGAACCGTGCAAGCAGTGCGAAAGCAATACTAATACCGGCCCAGACGACAGCAAGGCAAATGTGAAAAGTGATCACGTGAGACTCCTTTCAATAGTAAAACGTTCATCAGTAGGGACAACCTTGATTCGCACAAAGTAACCGTAGGGTTCTTCCCACATAGGAACCTCAAGCTCAACCTCGAAAGGCTCCGACTCGTCCCAAGCCTGTTCCAAATAACCAATAAGGGTATTTTGGAAGTAAGGCGGCAGATCAGGACACTGTGCAACAATACCTTCTGGGGACAGATCAAACCCCACCCCGGTCTTTGTTAGTTTAGCCATTAGTAACTCTTATGAATCAGGTGGACATGCTCACGGTTACGCATGATTCGGACGAACATTTCGTGGTCATCCTTCTTCGTGTCATAGCAGCTCAGCCAGTAACCGTTAGCGCGGAACCACTCTGCACCACCAATAGCAATCACACACCCGGTAATAATGTCTGCCACGTCATCAGGTGTCTTAATCTTAATACGGCTGGGTTGGCCGTCAAGATACGTCAGCTCGAACGGTTCCTCGTTGTTGTAGAGACCGCTATACATCTTTAGTTCTAGTGTTCGGTACTGCTGAAATGCCTCTTCGTACTCGCGGTGTAGAGATGAGTACTTATCAAGAGTCTCTTCAATCGTCTGCATTTTTGTTTCCTTCCTTGTTGTGTTGTTAGTTGAAAACCCGGTGACCATCGTTAATGATGGTGTAGCCACGCTCATGGCAAATATCCGCTACTTCTTCTTCGCTGTAGTAGTTGCCCTTGTTGTCCAGCCAGTAGTACGTCATTGGATGAGAAAGTACGTTGTGTTACCAGCGAGGACACTCGCGCCACTACTGAGCCTAGTGATCATCTACGACACAATCCTTCCAATACCGTCAATAATCAATCCAAGCCCTAAAAGGAACAACGACAGTGCAGCCATACCGACAGCTACGGCCAAGACCTTATCAGTTATGTAATCGTAGCCAGAGTCCCACACTTCGTAAGCGAGAACCGCCAGGATAAGCGTGGCAGAAAAACATAGCACGCTTGCCACAATAAGACCAATCCCTACTCCCATGTCACATCCCCCAGTGAATAACCGACACCTTTGACCCATTGTGGCGCATAAGGTCTGCAAGTTGTTCATCAGCGTACTGTTCGCCGCTAAACGTCACCCAACGACGTTCTGGCCCATCATTGATGAGAAAAGCCTCCCAACCACCACAGTTGAGCAGTGTGCCAGTATCGAAGTTTTCGACGGGGTAGACGACTGTTTCCAAGTCCTTGTTAATCAGCTCAACCTGGGTGCCTGTCAGTTCTGTGCTGTCGGTGTTGTATGCTTCATCGAGCTTCTTACGGAACTCTTCGATAGCATCGTCAATCATCTTCTGAATGTTGTTGGTCATTGGTTTCTCCTTTGCTAGTGTTCCGGGTGCGGGTCGAAAATAACTTCGACAGTCAGGTTGCCACGCTTAATGTTGTTGAGCATTGTGAAAACGTCACAAGAATAGCCCTCATTGTTGACCCACCTGCCGCTTAGTATGCCTGCTGCTTCACGGTTCGACAGCAGCCATACAGGGTTTGTGGTGAGGGTGGAGTTATGCAGTCGAATAACCGTGCCAGGATTAAGGATGCCACCGTAGATGATGTTGTGGCCTGTGGTGATGTAGATCCTTGAGGCCCACACAGTATCCAACAGGTTGTCGTATGCCTCCGACAGGGCCGTGGTTTCCTGCATGTCATTTCTCCTTTCGTTGATGCTTTAAGTATAGAAGGGTAGACGGTTAAAGTCAACAAGATAGCGTGTGATCTGACCCACTCTATTGAGGGGTGTGGGGGAGAAATACACGAAGGGGTATGACACCCCCTCTCTTCTTTACACTCATAAGCATTTGATTTTTTAAAAGCTATTTTTTACCCCGCTGTCAAGCGACCGACCGACCAACTCACCTGCCTACCTGCCACATCCTAC